CAGTCCGGTTGTCGTATCGAACAGGCTCGTATAGGCTTTCATCAGCCCATCATATTGCAGTTTCAAATCAGTGTACAATCTTTTTTGTTCTTCCAATGCCCGTATATAATCATCGGTCTGGCTGTGCATATTCACCGTTAAGCTGTCGCTATAATCTTTGTACTCATTGTACAGATACGCGAAGTTCTGAACCTGCTCGGCCAGGCTATCGCACTTCCTTCCGAATTCGGTTGTATCAACTTTCGACAACACCTTAACTTCAACAGCCAGCCGGTTGGCAGTGGTTGTAGTTTTGTCAAGGGCTTTACGGGCAATGGCCTGTTCGGTCTTTAATGCAGCGATAACAGTATCCTTTTGCTTGCCGGCTGATTCAGAGCTATCGATCATGCGTAGCCCTATTGCTTCACGAACTTTAAAGCTGTCGCGTTCGGCAATTGCTCTCGCATATTCCTGCCTGAATTTACCGGCAGTCTTATCAGGGCACATAACCATGAACATGATTATCGCGAAAAGTGCCAGGCATAATATCCAGAGTCCGTATTTCATTCTCCCTCCTTTTTAGCTTTATCGCCTTCTGCTTTTGAACTACCGAAGTAATAACCTGCAACCGCAGCCAGCGGTCCACCGAACAACATACCGGCAATAATATTTAAGAGGTCTTTGTTGGCAGCAGGAACTTCTTTAATAACCAGGAAATAAAACAGCACATAGCTGCCTACTACGATTATCACCGCCAGTACATTACGTATGTCTTTGCTTGTTATCTTCCTTAGAAATTCTGTCATGAGATTTATTTTTACTGTCTTTATAAAACTTGTATACGTTATACCCGCCAGTTGTTACACCTGCGAAGATCGCCGCTAATGCCGCGCCATCACTGAGTGTAAAGTGGGATATAAAGTATAATACTATTGTTGCGATTGATCCATAAACGTTTCCATAGTGCTGTTGCTCCATTGTGTTCTGTGCCATTTTATACCGATTTTAATCGGGTTCGGGTTAAGTAATGTATAGGTTATTGACAAAAAGTAATTTTCCAATATTCTGCTGAAATATCATTACTGCCACCAGTGGCACCCCCAGCCGTTGCTGTAATCTTGAATATATTTGTAGTGGTGTAATCAAAGCTCCCGCTGTACAATGACCCACCCTGATATATTTTAGCTGAAGCAGTTGGCACAGTAATTTCAGCAAACACTTTTCCCGCATTAGTTCCTGTCCTTACAATATATCCTGTCATACGCCACGTACCCCCCGCCGCCGTTATCGCTCCTGTCGTCATGAAAGAACTACCGCCCCAATATGCTTTTATTTCTATCGTATTCGTGGCATCGTTAGTTACTATGCCCCATGCTTCAAAATTAATAGTATTGCCGTTAGCGGCCATCTGATTAGCGGCAACCGTTTTGGTGTACATATCCGTTTCAGAAGTGCCAGAATTATTCACTGTAGCGTATTGCACGTCGATAGGATATTGATAAGATGTTATTGTATGTGTATTACTAGCCGTATTAATCGAAATACCGCTACCTGCTGCAATTGTTTGCGATGCGCCAGTTTCTGAATTAATGGATGTAACGCCTGAACCGCCTGATGGTGCAGCAGTCATCATCACCTTCCCGTCGCTTGCCCGCCTGCAAAGAAATCCACCAACTGCAGTTCCTGTGCTATCAACTGCCCCCAGCCGAACGTTTCCGCTATTAATATTCAACGACCAGGGAGTTGTTACCGTAGCCGATGTACCAGCGAACGGGGCCCCTTCGATGTATAAGGAAGATGGATTGGTAAAAGTTGTTGATCCTGTTCCCTGAATTTTCATTGGGAAGATTGAGAAGTTATTGAGATTATTGGTAGTAGTGCTATTGTTCATCGTGTAGGTGTTGCTGTCAAGATTGAACCCAATCCCTTTTGTAGACTGCTCCATAGGAAACGCTCTGTCCTGCAAGATATTAAACATGCCTCTCGGTCTGCCTGTTATGATCGGGTTTGTACCAATTGCCATTAGCCCATTTACGTCTAAAAATAATTTTCCAGTTCCATTGACCAACCATTGATAAATCCCCCCCTGTGCAATATTACCAAAGGCGTCACTTGTTGTTCTGTCAAGCACACCAAAAAAACCGCTTGTTCCGCTAACATATGCAGCCCCGTCTATAGCGAGTCGAGTATTCGCGACCTGTGGAACTGCCTTAGAGAAGTTAGTTGATACCGTTACCATTGCCCCATCGTCATGCATTATTGAAGGAACCATGTTATTAGTAGTATCGAACCTCGGGATATAATTCGGCACCCGTGTTGCATCAAATGCCATATGCAGATTGTTGCCCGTAAACGTTATAAACCCATCGTTAGCGATGAATGGAGTGCGCCGCTTCGTACTAATTGTAGTTAGTTTCCCGGATGCTATCAGGGTAGCCGCAACTACTGCATTACCGGCTGCGTTTGGATGTATATTATCACCGCTATTGTACGCAGCATCGAGCACGTTAGATGTACTTAAATCGTCCCACACAGCGGATATGTAATTATTTGGATATGTGGCAGCTAACCAGTTATGCACAGCCGTTAACCCAACGGTTGATCCTGCCCCTGTAGTATCTTCAGGCATCATACATATATATACTCGCGTCTGACCTGCGCGTGATAGCTTGGTATATACATCCGCAAACATCACCTGGAACTGCGCCAGTGTCATCCCTGCCGCGATATCATTTCTGCCTAAATCAGCTATTACAATCCATTCTGGGTTGAGGGCGTATAGTTCATCGATTTTATTATATACACCGGACAGTTTATTGTTTTGTCCTGCGTTGAGAACTACATTCGGATAGGCCGCATTTAGGGCAGTCCAATAGCGTTCAACGAAAGTGCCAGTATAATATCCATCGCTCTTACTATCGCCAAGGATCAACCCCGTTGGTGTCTTTACTTCTGTGCTACTAAACTCATGCGATATAATATTGAAATCATCAGCAAACGTAACCATGTGAAAGTAACCGTCGTTGGGTATTAATGTACCCCCGCTAACTGCCGTATATGTCTTACTGATAGTATGCGTAGCCGAACTTGTAGTAACATTTCTAACACTCCCGGTTATAACGCTATCGGTACGTGTAATGATAAATTCAATTATATCATTGTCGTTAATCGTTGGCCCGGTACCGCTGGCTAATGTTGTGCCCGACACGGCCGACCTCATAAAGAATCCCGTTGAAGCAGTTGACACATAAAAGTGAAAGCCTGAATTATCTCCACTATAAATACTCATTAAGCCAGGCCCGAAGCCAACCACTTGGCTCGTTGACCTACACCTTGTCCTGAATGCCCAATTGTGTAAATTGGTTGCTCTGTACTTCTTAATAGCCACCTGCGCCGCATCTGCTGCTGTAGCATTCGTTACCGCAACTACCCCACTGGATAACGTGATTGTAGGACCGCCGGAAGGAATGAAATCGTGTAAATAAACGAATGCGGAATCATACCAAATACGCCCCATTGTGCTCGGTGCAGGGTAGGTGTAAAATGTATCTATGTTTGCATTCTTTAATAGTCCCGTGACTGCATTATCGCTGTTAATATTAACCGCACCAAAGCCGACGCCTGACCCGCTTCGCCTTAACACCTGATTGTCGGTTGCTGCTGTAATATCTGCCACATTCCCGGTGCTGTTGGCTGATCTACCTATTACAGATAGGCCGGCTGATTGTCGGAGCTTCGCATCGGTCACGACGTTAGCGGCGATGGTTGCCGCCTGTGAACCTGAACCAGGGCCTGCTGTTACATCGCCGGTTAGTTGATTAATACCGCTGACGATCTGCGTCAGATCGTACTGCGTTGCGATCTCGGCAGTGTCCACCCTGGCCGATAGTGAATTTGCCGCTGAATCCCATTTTACGGTTGTAGTGTTTTCGACGGTTTTTATTTGACCATCAGCTGTTTTAACCCACCTATAGCCAGAGCCGACGTTAGAGAGGGTTGCGGAGCCAGAGCCCGACCCCATTGTTTGCCATGCGGCCCCATCCCACCGATAAACGATCTTATCGAGGTGCATCATAATAGCACCCGCTTTTTGTGGCTTGAATCGAGCAGTATCATAGTAAGGGATATGCAAAGCGCTATCACCCCATAATCTCGGCCACCTAACCCCATACTGATTTTGATACCGGATATACTTTGTACTATCATCGCCTTGCCCAATCTGCCCGAATGATACAGCGCTTATCAATAACAATAATGATAATATCCATTTCATATTAATAATTTCTAAAGAGAATTAAATAACGTTCACCTGGCGCTGCAACCGCCGCTCCTAATGTTATCACGGTGTCATTCCAGATATATTCCGATCCGGTTGGAGAGTTGCTTACTTTGTACAGCGGTGAACTCTCGCGTGTTATAAATAATACCTTCTTCCCGACAATCTCCGGAATAGATAAGGTTGTTCCTTCGCTACCGGTTGCCACATATTTTATATCATAAACAAATTTCATATCGTTATCAGTTGGGATATAATCGGTAATGTCGGTTGGTATCTGACAAATGTTTTGCTCAAACATTATGCGAATGGATAAATCAATAACACAACCGGCATGCATATCATTTTCACTCTCCACAAACAATTGCAGGTTATTATCTGCACTAACTATCCAATCGTTATAATTTCCGTTATTCATTTGCGCCAGCAAGTCCATCGCAATACTCACCATATCACTCTCGACGTCTTGCTCATTGTCTTTACTGTCTGCGTTCACATGAACCAAATCCGCAAAGAATAACTTATACGTTAAGGTAGTAGCATGACCGGTAAGGCTTATACTCCCGCCAAAATCCTGTAAACAAACGGCCGGATACTTCGCTGTTTTATCTGCAAATAAATCACCGAGTAGTCCCTTTCGGAATGACCTTACCTGCTTGTGCCCCAGTGACAGTTGCTCCACGCGTTTTATTACCTGATTGAGAGTCATTGATTTTACTTAAATAAAGTTTGAGCTTAGTTTCGTTTTTCTTATTCGGCTTTTTCATATTAATCATGATAGGGTTGTCCGTTAAATCCGCCTTTGTTGCACCAAGGGTTATCGTTTCCGTCACTATCGCCCAGGTAAACCGGCAAAGTAAAATTCCTCTGCTCTGGCGTTACGGTGTCAATGGTGCTGCCAGGGCGCGTATATTCTTGATACTTTTGTTCCCGGGAATTTTGATCGATTATAAACAGCTTCATGCGGTTGGCATAGTACTCAGCCTTGTTTTTGTATCTACCTGCCAGATCAATCAACTCGCTCATTGAAGGCATTTCGGTATTCTCGCCTTGCTTCCGTACCACTCCTTTATTCCATGTTTGAAAACTTATATCAACCTGTAGCTCTGATTTCACATACCAGATGATCGTATCTATCAGGTATTCGTCGAGCAGTAATTTATAGTCAGCATTACCGGCGTCTGTTATCGTACCAGCATCAATGAGCGCTTGTAGTTTATCAAAAAGAGCAGTACCGAGAATAGGTTTAATAAAAGCATCCTGCACGTACTTGATGTGCGGGTATATCAACTTCGCATCGACATTACCGTGAATGTCAGTCCGCTCCTTTAGTATCTCAACTGATATGAGTAAAATATTTTTTGACATGGCTACTAGTCTTTGTATTTCCAGAAATACCCACCAGCGCGTTTTCGTGTTGGGTGGGTTCCGGCAGCAACTGCTGCAATACTTCTGTGATCTATCCCGGTTTTTGCATGAGCTATGCGAACGCCGTCAAACTCGCCGACTATGTTGCCCTCTTTATCTATTTGAATGACGGGCTTACATAGAACTTTTTTTGCCAATTCTTTTTGCTTAAATAAATCCAGATTGAATGCGCCGTATGTCCATTGAAAGCCATGCGTGGTGTATCTATCAACTCGGGGACGAATCCCTGTTATCTCAAAAGCTCTTTTGCCATCAGTATACTCACTGATAAGCTGCCCGAACTTATTGTACTGCTTAAGAGTAACATTATTTCTGATATTAAATAATTTCACGCCGCATTTCATGTACGATACAATAGCTGCATTTTCTTTTATTAACGCATCCCTTCTATCTTCTGCGGTATCTATAATCTCAAATAAAGGCTTCAATCCAATGGCTCGTAACGTGCTTACCCATTCTAATTTATCTTCACTATCATACCGCTGCCCCTTACAATGCGCAGTATATCTAACTTTTGGGTTTGATGTTTCACCCACATAAACAACCTCCTTACTAATCGGATCTTTCAATAAATAGATGTATCTCATTTTATTTATTTTTTCTTTACCACAATCGAACTGCGCCATAAATGCCTGCACTCCGGACTGCTTCCCCACCAGCCGCCTTTGCGATCGAACACGCTGTAGCCCAACCGCAATGAAATCTTTTCGATTTCTGCCCGAGAATAAAACCGGTTGAGGCCGATCATCTTTATACAGAATGGTCGAGATGTTGGGATAAGTGGTGGGCCAATGTTCGGCTTAACCTCGTAGCTATATTTAACCGATACCTGAACGGGTGGGTTTTTAATTATGTCAGGCGGCACGATCTCGATGCTCTCAGGAACGGCCCGCGAAATGATCGAATCCGTACCGATTGTTTCGGTTGATGTTTCCAAATACCCGCGTTTAACCAGGCTACTCAGTTTTGATTTGACGTAGCTTTCCGTTTGCTTGATCGCATCAGCTATAACTTTTGGCGTGACCTTCGGATCTTTCTTTATCATCTGCAGGATCGCATCTTCGGTCTTTGTAACATCCTTCGTTTTGAATGCCTCCTCGATGAATATCGTTTCATCTTCCTCCGCTTCCAGGTCGGAACCGAAACAAACTTTTTTTGATTTCAGTATTTCGAAGTCATCGCGGCTGTCACCGCACTCGTCGAACATGGCAATGATCGCATCTTCCTGCTCGGCGAATGATAGGGCTACTGCTTTGATCCCAAGAATGTCATTTATCTCGGTATCGGTAAATCCAAGGCTGGTACGCAGCAAAGCCTTTGCTGCCAATTCCGTAAGTATGCCTTTTGAATATTCTCGAATAATTCGCTTTAATTGCTGGTGCTGTTTAGTCGAAAGGTTTTTAGCATGGTCATTAACCGGTATTGCAGGTTCGTCGCTATCAAGGGTTGGCGCTGCCGTTGATGGCGCCGGTATTGCTGGTGTACCTGCAATATTCGGGGTAGCCCATTTGTCTTTGGGGATGCCCAGTTTCTCAAAGATGAACTCAATTGGTATGGAGCTTATCACATCCTTTACGTCGAACTGCAGACCAATCGGATCAGTTTGTTTCAATTCATAAGTACCTGGCCACATCGAATAAGAAAGTAAAAAGTTTACCTCTTTGTCAAAAGCATTGGCCTTCGGCTTCGCATAAGTATTAATGAAAATATCGTAGGCGGTTTTCAGTTCTGTATTCCCGCCTAACTGCCCCTCTGTTTTTATACCGAACAACATCGGGCTGGTTACCAGGTGACCGCTGAATATTTCCTGCTGACAGGTTTTATTCAGTTCGATCATGTGCTTATCCAGCTCACTGGCTGACAGGTCATCGATCTGAACAGACTTCGAGGCATTCACATCATTGAACACCAGAATGAATTTCCCTGCGTTTTCAGACCCGGCAAACTTCTTACCGAACCGGTGCTCGATTTCTCTTTTCTTATCTTCCGTTGGTTCGCCCTTGAAAAACTGAATCATTTTAGAAGGCATCATGCCGTTACGGATAGCTGATAGATAGTACTTACTGATCTCGATATCCGTTTCAATATAGTTGTTGCTGCCAATGTAAGAAGGCAGCGGATAAAACCGGGTCATCGGGCGGTACTCGTTATATGCGAATATTTGCGACCCGACCGGATATGATGGATTAAAAGCGGGTATGAATATTTCTTCATCACGGTTATTGATATCCCAACATTCTTTATACCAGTAGCCGCTTTCCTTGCCTACCCTGATGGTGGTATAATCAATGTGGTATATTTCGCTCACTCGCATGGCTGCATTCCAAATGATTTCCAGCCGGAAGCCGCCGTATATTTCTACATCGAGAATTGCTTTTTTTGCAATGTCGTTCAGGGTTTCGTTCAGCCGGTTGACTATTGCCTTTCCGTTTTCGTATCCTTCGCCGAAAATATAAAAAGCCTTGCCGGTTAAGATGGCGTTATGCTTCGCTGACTTATTGAATAGATGGGTAAGGTATTCAGGGTACCGGTTGTCATCACCGTACTTAATGTAGTCCTTGTTCCTGCTCTCTTTAAAAATCGGAATCCGAGAGTCCGCAAACTTTAATACAATGATATCCGGCGAGCTATCAACCTCGGCTGAACTTTTCGGAACTGTCTTTATATCGATTACAGGATTATCCATTATATACTTTGTAACTCGTTGATGAATCGTACTGCGTATATGCAAATTCAGTTGCCCGGTCCAGTATGAGCTTGCCTTCTTCGAGCAAGTCACCAGCTGCAGCAGGATCAATATTTACCGCGCTCGCCTGTTCATATACCTTGTAATGCCATTCGCTCGTAGGTTGATCCAGGAACACGGCAGCCGCGTCGATCGTAAATTGATTGTAGCGCTGAGGGTATAGGCTTTCGTCATCAGCTTCGCTTTTCACAAACACCACCACGTTCTTTGTTTCTACGTGCGCAAAAACAAACAGGTAGTACGGTGCCGGGATCGTCACGAATTCCGTCAACGTCAGGATCATTACCGCCGCCGAATTGTCTTGTTTGAATTGCAGCATCGTCAATAAATAGAAAAAACCGTGTTTTGTTTCAAACACGGTTTCGTTTATGTTAAGTTCTAACCCATTAAGTTTGTAAGGTGGCAATTACTGCATCGGCTACGAAGGGCGCCAGCTCCAATTCATTACCTGTGAAGTTGAGCGTATATCCATTACGATCTCCCCAGGCTGTTCCAGTAGACGCCGTGCCCGTCTGCAGCATCAGCCCGAATTCCCGGCCCAATAATCGGTAAGTAAGGTTATTGTCTTTAACGACCATTGCCAGCCTGTTCTTTGCCAGCAAAAGGATCTCATTACGAACTGCAACGTTTTGCTTGTTGATAATGATCGTTCCTTTCTGAGAATAGAACAGGGTACCATTTTGGCGGTTGCCTACAATGTCTTCATCGAAGGCAGCGGTTTCCAGCACCAATTGATACTTACGGAATATCTTACCAGATACTTTAGTGATGACCGTTAGCGTACCGGAGCTTTCTGTATAGCTGGAAATGTTTTCCAACTCGATCAGGTAGACTTCTTTGGAGCCGCCTATCCCAACGTCACATGAAAAACTGTAATCGCTCGTCAACGCACAATTTGCCATATAGTTAATTTTTTAAATACCGTAAATTCTTTTTTCCGTTTTTCCTGTCAGGGCGGATAATTTCCTTAAACTGACTGATACTTAACCCTAAATCTTTCATGCACTCATTTCGATTATTCCACAGCCGCCCCGTTAATATGCATTGGACTTTATAGCAAGATTTCTGTCTCTCGATTTTTGCTTTATTGAGTGCGCTAATTGATTTCGCTTTTTGCTCCGTGCTTTGTTTAACCCCTCGCTTTGCATCACTCATTTTCTTTTTTTCTTCCTCGGTCCTTGCTATTCCGTAATTCCAAGTTTTTTTACCATAGTTTGGGTTCCCGTTCCCTAGCTTAGCCTTACTTACCTTGCTTATAGTTTCTTGCGTTGGCTTATGGCCTGACATCCCTTGTCCTCCATATGTCATATTAACCAATACGCCACCGTTAATTTGTAGATCGTGCTTTTTAATATATTCAATTTCGATTTCGAAAGCTTGATCTTCCGTAAGGCCATCTGCTAATTTTATTCCGGCAAACCCATATTTATTAGCTACATTCTGCCAGTGCTTATTCCTTCCGTTTAAGGAGTTGATGCGATTACATTTCCCCTTGCCTATATAAAAGAACTTCTTTGTAATTGGGTTGATATGCGCGTACACATAATATTCACCCATAATGATATGATTAAGCCCGGTTGTAAGCCGGGCTATTGATTAAACTAATTTGAATGTTACGATTTCATCAAGGAAGCCAACTTGCACGCCGAACCGGAAGCGCATTTTGAACCGCAGGAAATCATCGAACTGGTCGGGCATCATTACGAAATCTTCATAATCGCTTTCCAGATCGGTAGCTTCAACCATGTTTCCAAGCTGCAGACCAAACAACCGGTTAGTTCCATCCAATCCATGAACGGCAGTCAGTTTGTAGTTCGTGCCCGGAATTATCACTACGCCGTTTGCCGCGCTCACCTCGCTGCCAGTAGGCGCAAAATTGAACAGGTTCTGATCGGTGAAGGCGTTGATGAATTTGTTGAACGTATCCCATCCACAGAAGATCCGGATATCATCCTTACCCATAATGTCCGCAGGGAATGCTAGCCATACTGAGTTGACGACTGCCTTTACATTTGCAAGGGTAATGCCGGTTGCGGTTGAAATAGACCCGCCGGTAATATAAGCCGCAGCGTTAGATAATACAGCACCAGCAACGGCATCGATGATTTTGATAAACCCGTCAAACTTGTTCAGGTTAACATCCACCGAAGTGGTATCACCTTTCCAGATTGCAATTTCAATCTGCTTGGCAACTGTGTTCGCTTTAAGCTCAGAGTACTCCTGCTCGAAAGGAAGTTTATTGTTGTTTGCTCCACGCGCCATTTTATTGGCTACATACTTTTTCTCCAGGTCATACACGCAGATATCCTCAACCACCGCAATCGTGCCGACTGTTATCTGACGTTGAGTAAGCGAAGTGTTACCGCTCGATACCCTTGTACAACCGGTGCCGTCCTGAAAGATGGCATCGGTAGCAAGGATGGAAATCTTTTCCGTTGACTTTACGCCCAACATAAGATTGCCTTCAGCGGCAATAAGGTCAGCAGTTTTGCCACCGAACAAAGATTTGGTAAGGAGTATCTCTTCATTCTCCTTAATGTAGTCTACCAGACCGGTGACATTTAATGCAAACTCGCCTTTAACTTTGGCCATGATATAAATAATTTAATGTGGTTACGCTAATGATTTTTGTTTCTTCAGGGCTTCGGCCATTTTTTGTAGGCGTTCTTCCCTGGCGCTCGTTTTATCGAACTTTGCCTTTTGCGATTCGGTAAGTGTTACCGGATCAGCAGTAGGCATTTCGACCAACTGCGTACACAGTTCGAACAGTCCGGTAATTGTTTCCTGCTGTTTTGTATTAATTGCTTTCTGTTCGTCGAGTGCGGTTTGAGATGAAGCCATAAGACTTGATACCTGCAGGGCGACGCTGTCTTTATACGCTTGCACAGCCGCATCTTCGGAAGCCTCACGGATTTGATAGCCGTAGTTGCATTCCATTAATGCCTTGCACATTGTTTCCAGGTTTCCGATCCTGTCTTCGGTCGAACCGGTAGCAAACTTTGCAAACATGATCTCCATCTGCGCCTGTGTGATCGGAACAGCGGGAGCGATTATGGCAGGGGCTGGTGGTACGACAGGCGGCGCTGCCATTGCTGTATACACGGTGATCATTCCTGTTGCGTCAACTGTAATGGTCGAACCATCTTCCAGCGTGTAGGTATTAGCCGGAGCCGGAACGCCATTGATCATAACAGTATCACCGGCGGCGGGTAATTCACCAGCCTGGGTAATCGATAGCTCGGTAACACCGTCCTGCAGCTTGTATGTTTTCATAACAGGGGCTGCCGGAACTGCTGGTGCAGCGGGTGGCGCTGGTGGCATTGGTAAATCAAATGCCGCTTTTATTTTCAGTAAAATTTCTTTCGCTGTCATGCTTATAAATATTAGTCTTCGATAATTGTTTCGTTTATGAATCGTTCAATGAACTTCACAGCATCGTCGCTGGTCATCTTTACCTTTTTAACCGGCACATAATTGAATAGCCCTTCCACACTGAAACCCTTTATGGTGCCAGCTTTCACGTTATCCCATACTGCTTGATTATTTACTTTTGCGGAGATGAACCAAGAGCCATCGGCAACATCTTCGAACCCGGTGAGCGGAGCTACACCCAGCTCTTTGTCAGTCACAAATGAGTTGAATATGGTCACATCGCTGACCTGCTGTTGTGCGTTATGAAAGAGGTTGAAGTTTTTGAGGTAACCCTTTGCGGAAAACTTTTCAACGATAGCTTGGATAGCTGCCTTGTCGAATATTACATAGTACTCACCGAGCTGATCGTCTTTACGGTACAGTGGCATATCGGCAATCATTGCCGCACCACTTATAATCCGTTTCTCTTCGTTCAAAACAAAGGCGGCTTTCTTTTGATGATCCCTGAATGCCTGAAAGTTGCGCTCGATGGCCGGCCGGTCAACCAGCCCGATGTAGTTAACTTCAAGATCTGAGGTTATAGAAGGGTCGATTTGCGCCCGGTATACCTGTAGCTCCATACTGTAAGTATTCAGGAGCCTGGCTTGTTTCGTTTAGGGGATTATTGTATCTTTCGCGTTAAACTTAAAAGCTATATGAAATTTCTATTAACCATTATGATTATCAGTGTGTTATACAGTTGTTCAAATAACAATAATCTTACGACCCAATTACTGAATGAGAAGAAAGTTGTCGAAGACAGCATAAAAGATTTCAGCAATTATGAATCATATTATACGCAAAAGGCAAAAGAAGAAATGCATACCTCACACGATTCTTTAAAATGGAAACCTATTTTGGACAGCTCAACCTATTACTTCAGCCAGGGCCATGCTTTAAAAGAAAAACTAAAAACCATTGAATTCTCCCTGGATAGTTTATCAAAGATGAAATAACTAACCACCCAACACCGCCGCCCCTTGTAACCTGGCGGCCCTATTCATAGCCTCTGCGCTATCCTGTTCCAAAACATATGCCCTGACCGCATTAACGCCACCGGCTGCCGCATTGCCAACTGCATTGATGCTATTAGCGTCGAGGCTGGTTGAGGTTTGTGTTGGCGCTATGGGAGCAGCAGCGACAGATACTGTAGTTGGCGCTGCTCCCCCCGCATCGCCTGCACCGGGTACTTTTGTTGCAATTATTTTCTTCACCGCATCGAGTCCGGTTTTTAATGCACCGGCTGCGGCTACAACGCCAAGCCCAATGCCGATTGGTCCGGGGATGGTTGTCACCATTCCTTTATAAGCACCTATAGCAGACTGATAAGTCTGTATTGTTGTCTGTGCAATAGCTAGGGCTTTACCTGCTACGGTTTGCTTTCCGGCAATATCTGCCAGGGTTCCGAATGTACTTGCGATGGCGCCGGCAATTGCCTCATTATGCGCCCGCTCTTGATCGCGTATTGATTGCCTGGCTGTGGATAATGCCGCAACCTTCGTGTTGTAATCCTGTTCGGTTATTAATTTATTATCGAAAGCAGTCTGAACCAATGCCTGTTCCTGGTTAACGGCCAATTGCTTTGCCTCAAAATCGAAATTCTTTTTTGCAATTTCGGCCTGTAGCCTTTGCTCTTCCAACGCAAACGCTTTCTTATCATCTTCCTCCTTTAACTTCGCTTCCTTCGCAGCCTTATCAGCCCGGTACTGATCATCGAGTGCGGTTTGAATCTGCGCTAACTTGCCAGCATCATCTTTATACTTCTCAATAGCCTGGGCCAGTTTTTCCTGGTAACCAATTTCAAGCTGAACAAGCTCCGATTGCCTGGTGTCTTTTATGCCGTCAATACGGATCTTGCCTGTTATGCCGGCCAACTCTTTTTGGAAGGCCGATTCTTTTGCTGCCACTTCCTTATTGCGCTTATCATCAATTGCGTCTTTCTGAATATTTGCCTGAATATCGAGCGCTGCATTGAGCTGATTCAACTGTTCGCGGGTTATCTTTCTATCGTTAAAGGATAGTTGATTGACGCGCTTCTCATCGGCAATACGATTTTCCAGCGCCTTTAATTCTTTTTCATAACCATCTTTGATCAATGCCAGTTCATTATCCTGCTGAAGTTTGGTGAGCTTGTTAGTGAACTCAATGTATTCCTGTCTGCGTTTTTTAGCTTCATCGGCTGCCTTCTGTGCAGCAGCTTTCTGCTCTGCCAGTTCCTGTTTTTCAGCAGCGGTTACCTGTTTACCTATACGCCGAAGCTCATTTGCATTTTCGGTTTCGCCTTTAATCTGTTCAATCTTTATTTTATTGATCTCATCCTGATTCTTTCGGGCGCCATCTTTTTCCAGGGTAAGTTGTGCAATCTTATTTTCGGCAGTTCTCTTTGCCAGGTCGATGTCCTCTTTTGCATTTTTCTCTGCTTCTTCCTTTAATTCAAGTAGAGCTTTCTTTCTTTTTGCTAATGGTATGGTATCGTCGCCGGCCTGTTCCCGCAATATCGCTAATTTCTTTTCGCGTTCCGCCTGGTCAAGATCGTTTGCCAGTTGTTCTTTATGTAAGTCCTGCGCCTGCTTAGTCAGCTTAGCCATGGCCGTATACGCATCACCTGCGGCCTTCACCACTCCCTTAATTTCATCAACGGCCCCGCTAAAATCGAATGTAAAGAACTTTACCAGGGCGCTTGCCAGCCTTCCCATGTTATCGAATAGCGCCTGCGCAGCCGCTTTCAATCCGGCAAATACTTCCTCAACTTTTTGCGCCCCTTCAAATGTATTAGTAAACGCCTTATACAAAAGCGTAAGCGCTACAACGATAGCGGCAATCACCAACCCTACAGGATTTGCAAGTAACTTTTTAAACTGCGATTCAAGTCCTGCGACCCCTTGTCCAGCTGCACCTGTTGCCCCTGGTAATGCACCAAGCCCTTCCTTGATCTTACTAAAATGTCCGCTGGCTTCTTTGCCGCTGTCCGCCAAATGCTTATTCGCCTTCGCCAAATCTTCCTCAGCGGTCTTTAGTTTCTTGAAAGCAGCTACCTGTTCATCGCTTCCGGCCTTAGTGTTCGCCAGTTCCTTTTTAAGATCGGCTACGGCGCCCTTTAACTTCAATACGTTCTTTACCGCATCATCTGAATTGACGGATAGTGACGCTGCTATTATTTGAGTGTCGCTCATGCTAAACTTTTATTCGATTTTCTTAATTGCTCTGCCTCGTACCTTGCCTTTGCCTTCAGGTACACCAGGTCGTTAAAAGCTTGCCTGACCGGTAGGGCAAACGCTTCGTCGTTGGTTATCCGTTCGTACTCCGCAACCTGGGAAGCTGAATAAATCCAGCCGTACCGCTTATTGAATACATCTTCCTGCACGTCACCAGATACTTCTTTATCAACACCGAATAAACCTTTGTACTCTTTGTTGAACTCTGCGAAGTTTTCTGTGATTCGATTCAGGGCGCCTATAATTTTATCAATCGGTTGATCCAAAAAGTAACTCGCTTTCTTACGGTGATCGCTTGCTGTATGTTTTCTTAACCACCGGGTACCGATGGTCGCCATTACATAATGCGCATGCTGAATTGGGCTGTTTGATAAAAAGAAAGCAAGCTCGATATATTGCCCGAATGTCATCTTTGAAATATCGTAGTTTATAAAGTATCTACCGATCTTGTTAAAAGGCTTCGCATTAAACGGGGTTTCAAAAATAGATTGCACCTTGCTCATCATCTTAACTACTTTCTTCGGATCGGAATTATCTAACTGGAATTCCGTCATATCAAAAACTATACATGCACTGAACAGCACCCGGTCAATGTCCGGTATTTCACGACTATTTATTTCTTCAATCTGTTGAAACTTTCCCAGTGTTATTTTATTCCAGTTCATATTAGTAGGTCTTATACAGTATCAAAAATCTTTCACCTGCACCACTAACAGCAGCGCCCAAAACAATGTCCGTATCGTTCCATGTAAATTCACTGCTATCTGGTGCCGAACCCACTTCGTATAATGGCCCGCTCTCCCTCATGATCAGTAGTATCGAATAACCCAATAACGCTGGTATTGTCAGCGTTGATCCTTCTGAGCCGGTCGCCACGTACTTTAATTTCTTTGTAGCATACACTTCCTTTGCCTGGGCAACGGTCATCTTTTCTGCGATGCCGGTTACCGGATCAGCCTGCGCTAATAGCCAGCTATCATTCTTAGCATGCGCATCGCTTATTGGATCGAGTTGATTTATTTTCTTGCTCATGTTGCTTATTGATAAAGTAATTCATTGCCTACGCCCGTATTAAAATCCAGCGTTTCGCCATCGGCCCACAATAGGTAATTACCAGTTGGCGGACTATCGCCATCACCGGCCTCCGTATAATTCGTGAAATTGACTTTTATTAATTCAACCTCGCAATCTGCTGGCTTTGAGGCGTTGTAATTTTTAATCGCATTCAACCGAAACAATACACCATCCAGGTATATATATTTCGAGAAGTCCAATTCTAGTATATCCTTCGGTGTTAAATAGAAACTGCCCTCAAACAGTCTACTGTCTTTGTTGGTTATCTCGGCCATGTAGCCAGACCAGTAAACATTAAACTGGTTGTTGCTGAGGTTGCCAGTAGTTAGAACAAAAAACAATTCCCTGGTTGCGCCGAAATTAATATCATCGGTTGGCGCATCTGGATCATTGAAGTGTCCTGCATAACCATAACGAGTAAGTGTGTTTAAAACGGTTGCGCCATTTTTAATATCCCATAGTGCGACCCCGGTTATTTTCTTTGTTTGCAGAATGCGGATATTGCTATCGGTATTTTCTTCTACAACCGTTGGGGGATTACCGGTTTGCTTGAATATTGTGGAGTAAACTTTTTCTTCACCACCGTATCCTATCAATGGAGTTGCGCTGAATACGACCTCAAAAGATTTCTCTTGTTCGGTGAACTCAAACTCACTATCGTAGGTCTTGTCACCATAACCTTCACTGTAGCGTTTCCGGTACAGGTCATTAAAGTAATCGCTGTCTGATTTAAATTTGAACTTATAAACCTTTGCATTTAGTTCTGACATCGGCTTTATTTTTAAAGCCTTATTCCGATTTAATTTATATGTCCAGTCTACCGAATTTTGATTATCGGTACTGTAATAATCAATGTAAGGCTTCAGGTATATTAGGTTAGTATCAAAACGATCCTCATAAACATACAGGTTGAATATTTTCACGATGGCCAATAAGAAATCAATTTGCCGAATGTTCTTAGGAATGTTTTCGTTTAAAGTGACGGTGTCGCCTATTTGAATTGGGACGGCAACCGTTGCTCCACCTGCGGATGTCACATTAAAATCCGAAGTATCAAAATTTAGATTACTAATTGAACTCGCAAACCCCTGCCCTATCCTAAACTCAATGGTATCTCCCGGAGCAATACTTATGTTAATGGTTGAAATTGGAGCCAGCACGAAAGGGCTTGTTGTAATAGCGTTTTCATGAACCGGCGTTAAGGATGCTTCTCCGTTTTTCCAAAGCATTACTGCTAGCTGATCAAAACCACCCCCGGACGTAAATGTTCCATTGAAAGAATAATCAATTGTAACGTTCGTTGTTACTAGTCCGTTAAACGTGAACACTGTTTTATCCGGCCCAGCATTTGGAGTAAATCCTGATCCTATTGTTGTATTAAACCTTACGAGCGTTCCCCCTACATTGGAGAAGATCGGAAGCGCCGGCGGGGTGCCATAGTAAGTAGCGACACTATGAGCGGAAAATAAATCGGTTAATGAAATCGTCATCACCTTCTTATTCGATGGTACCGCTAATTTCTTAAACCTCGTACTGTCAATCAGATCAGAGTTCCACCGAAAACCAGCAGCGGTAAACATCTTATCAATGTACTCACGTGCATAAAGAGCCGGGCGAAAAGTTTTTATATCCCAATCATGTTTATTAGTGCTATAAGTTCCGTAGTCTATCAGCGGGTAATATACACCACTGCCACCGGGGTTGTCCCAGCTTGCTACAATATTGCTATCATTGTAGATATGATCATATGCGCTAAAGTCCAGGTCTTCAAGCAGGCCGCCACTCAGCGCCACATTAAGCCCTGTTAACTTACCAGATATTGAAACCTCGTAATCCATCCGACCGTTAATGATATTGATCTGTAGCAGCCTGAGAACCCCCTTGAATGTCTGCATCTGATCCTGAAAGATTATGCAGTCGGCGGATTTAGCCGCATTGAAATTATAGCCTACGTTGTCTGAGGCTGCATTAAATTCATTGGCTTGTCCTATCTGAAATATATGTCCGAAATAATGGTTGTTTCGGCTGGTGCCCGGCATGACAATGGTCCTGCTCCATGTAGTTGAACGAGCAGAGAAATCCTTTATATCGTCAATGGCAAAGTTTAATAACGCCGAAATGTCGGTAGTTAAATCAAGCCTGAAATCTTCTAAATATAATTCGGTGTTCATTAATTAGTATTCTTAATAAGTTCTGCAGCTTTCTCAAATACTTCTCTGCCATCAAAAGAATTATGAACCCAAACCCCATCTTTTAAAATTGGGTTGCAATGACAAGTCGGTAAAGAATCGTGATCCTTTATATCATTCGTCGGTATAACATGTAGAGGTTTATTCATCGGAACTGTGCATTAAAAATATCTCCAAATTCAATATTCAGCGTCAGGTTGGTAAGATCGTCGTTAATTGTTTTTTTGAATTCATAATCACTACTCGTAACGACAATGGGTATAAAATAATCGCCCATCTGCATGTAGATCATTGGCGATAATACCAGATCACCCAGCCACACGTATTCAGCATCAGTGAGTATATCAGTATTCAGCACCATCTTCTCCTTATACTGACTGGCGTATATGCTTCTGGTTTCGTTGTAAACCTTATTTGAATTATGGTAGGAAATGTTACCGCTTGAATCCATCGTATAAGGCAACTTTCCAAATTCACTTTTCTCGATATTGATAGTCTTCCTGCTGACCTTCGTGAAGTCCCTACTTTCGAAACCACCAAACCGGTTAAGGAAATGAAGGGTGAACACTTCAAACTTCGGCTCACATACCAGATTGAACCGGTAAATGCTATCGTCTGTTATGTTGGTGGTGCTGAACTCAACTGTGTAGTACGTAATGAATGAGGATATGAAACCAGGGGAAGCGGCGTTGATGGCTGCCGGTGATACATTGAACAGCTGCTGCTCATTGAAACTGGCGGCTGTTGGAGTGAATGGCTGTGTGGTAGTTGCAACCAGACCGCCGCCGTTATAACTTTTGATAACCAGATTAATTGTAGTGTCATCGGTGGCAAGAAAAGGAATGAAGCTAAATGTGGCCGATCGATAAACGGAAGTGGTAGCCGGTCTTACCGACATTACCTTATCGAGATAATTAATTAAGGAGGTATTTTGCCCAAGTAGTCTTCCGTTATAGTGGTTGAAATAAGTTCTTTGCGCATCAGTGAGGACATTGGTATACGTTGTGAAGCCGTATTCCTCGCCGAACTGCATCTGTGCCGTAATATAAAATTCGATATTCCCCAGCTTCTGCGCTCTCAGTTGAGAGGCAGCCGGGTTAAATTGGGTGTTCGATAAATAATTTCTTACAATACTGCCGACATTAAATATCCCAACTTTACTGTCCGGATGCGGTACGGCCTTTAGCCGGGCGACCAATGTAACGCCGCCCAAGATCATATATACATCGCATACATATTTATAGTCAGGGTATGTAACGGGGTCGCTCGCCTTTACCGAATCGAGAACCGTAAAGATTATATCCCCGTGCGCACTATAGTAGGTGCCTGGATTGTAAGCCAGTGTCATTGCCATGCCAATAAATAGAAAAAGGCATGGTTTGTTTTTGACCTATTTATCGGTTATCCCATCGATCACATCGATCTTTAGTGCGGCGCCCAGGCGGTCGATGACTTTGCTTTTTGTCGTTGCTACGGCCTTATCGAGGAAGCCGGTAGGCTTTAAGCCGTACATCTTAATAGCCCTTGCGGTTGCGTAGGTGCTGTCGTACTGCGCTATTGACTTGCGCTTTACTTCATGTTTGCCGTACCCTTTATATTTCTTTACGGTCCGGGTAGTCCTCTTTGCTCGCTTGATCCATTTATTAATAGCGTTATACATTTTATCGGACACGATCTCGTTCTTGAAGCTGTAGCCTGCCGTGCTGCGGCCGCTTCTCGTGCCCTTCACGCCTTTGTTATGGAAGGCCCCGTAGAAGTTCATCAGCACATCAATGCGAACCGTACTTCCGTTCTGAGTGGGTTCGTCGGCAATAAGCGATTCGGATAGCTTGCCGGTATTGGTAATATTTGCCCGATTCAAATTGTCCTGGCAATCTTCAATGAGTTCGCCAGCCAATAGAAAAAGTTCGGTCAGGGTGTTGCGGGGAGCGAATCCTTCCTTGCTCGATCCGATGGTATCGAGGAATCCTTCGGCGAGGGCCTTTGCTTGGGACTTGGAGATTGACATAATTTAAAGTTACCAAAAAAGGGACGCACTTGCATCCCTTTAATTTAGCTGTCTGAAGTTCAGTTGCCTGTCATTGCCCCCAATGATTTCGAATATTCGATCCTTGGAGGTATATGTAAGCAACCCATTGACTGAAACAGCCATGGTAGAACTTAACATAGGTGGGCAAGATACGACCGGTTTTAATAATGCGCAAATTCCCCATGTAGTTTACTGGCTGCCGCTTTGTATGCCTCGTGGGCAAGTTCGGCGGTTTCATATGAGCCTAAATTTTTAGTTTTGCCATTCATTCTTATTGATGGCATCCACTTCCCTGTCTTTTTTCTATACGATACACCCTTATAGCCGCTTGTGTTATTTTTCTTTATCGGAACATTGTAATGATTCTGTGGCCTCGTTGCAAGTCGAAGGTTGTCAATATTGTTATTGTCTTTAATATTATCCCGGTGATCAATAAAGAACCCCTCTGGAATATCTCCATTGTGCAACATCCATATTACCCTATGCTCTAAATAGTACTTCATGTCGATTCTCACATTCCGATATCCACCATGATGCAATGACCCAGCACGAGAACCGGCTTTTGTTTGATTTTTAACTTTGGGATTCTTCCAAAATATCATACCGTCCCGGTATTCAAATATTTCATTCAAATATTCTTTAGTGACCATAATGTAACATACATTTTTATAACGTTATTACCAAACCGAAATGTTACCAGACGTTGCGGCATTTCTATGTATTCGTACAGCCAGCGCTAATGAACATACGCAATCATCATGAAGCCCGTAAGGGGCTGTGTATTTTACACCATGTGCAGAATATTCGTACTCAAAAGAATCGAGCTCATCTTTCATTACACCTTCAAGAACGGTCACCTCTCTATTCTGAATAGCATATGCAAGACCTTCTATTAATTGTTGTTTGCTTCGTTGCGTAAAAACAAACATTTCGGTTTCTCGAACCCGCGCAATGCTTTCCGCTATAGGATCACCCGCTCCGGTTGAATCAATGCAAAGGGGGCCAGGCGGCAAAGAGAGAATTGTTTTAGTTATAGATTCCCAGTCCCTTTGAAATCTATCAAAATAGGATACGCGCCCAAATTTATCGAGGCCGGTTATTACGGTCCAGTCACCGGTTACCGGGTTCTTTCCTTTTGCTAAATCAATTCCGAAGCAAACAGATGGCTCCGCGCTCATGCCGTACACCGCACGGCTTATATGCGTTATTCCTATTGGATTTGATCCGTCCTCACTAGCCTCCGCTAAGTAGAGCTCTTTAAATACCGCCTCCGGCAAATCCCTTTTTGCTTCTTCAATTTCTTCCAGCTTAAGTATCCCCGCCTTAACAGCATCGTAAGCTGTGATCTTCTTATAAAAATAGTTTGATTCACCGGCCTTTGCCCGCATCGCCATCTTGTAAAAGAAATTCTTGCGGCCCCTGACGTTACCGATCAGTTTGCACTTTCCGTTAGTGGCAGTCAGCGTAGACCGAATGGCAATCCATGACGCCTCTCGCATACGACTAGCCTCATCAAGCACTGCCGCATAGCAATCATTTCCGTATAGACTATCAGGGGTATCGCCGCTTTTAAATTCAATTATAGATCCATGTGCGAGCGTAAGCGTGAGCCGGGTTTCGTTTACCTTGAAAAACTCCCTATCGCTTATCTGCGCCCGCATTCTATCAAATGCAATTTTGGATTGCATATATATTGGAGCTACCCAAAAAACAGATTTATTTGGCCCGCACTTTAACGCTTGCTCTAAAAGCCAAACGATCATGCAGGCCGTTTTGCCCGCCTTCGTACTTGCTTCTATGCACGCAAAGCGTTGCTCACAGTCCATGATCTCGACTTGGTAGTCGGTCATTTTAGGGCGGGTATAGTTTATTTTAACCGCCATCACCCAATCTTTTTAACCGGGTTCCCAACATACACCCCCGGCTCTGTTATATCTTTAACCACTACTCCGCCTGCGCCAATGGTCACATCCGAGCAGATGGTTATCTTATCCCGTATAACCGCATTGCTGCCGATGTAGCACATATCACCGATGATCACATTGCCCGAGATGTTAGCGCCGGGAGAGATCGTTACAAAGTCACCTATAATGCAATCGTGCCCGATGGTACAGTTGAGGTTGATCAGGCAGTGAACACCGAGCCTGACATTAACGGTCAGTATTGAGCCGGGGCAGATGATGGCGCCTGCGCCGATGCTGTTATTGTGACTATAGCACATGCCTACATCGAACTGGCAAAAGTAAATGTGTTTGAATTGTTCGGCAACCTTTTGCCTTATCGATACATCGCCTATAGCAATAACAGCCCCGATTCCCGGAATAATTCCTTTGCACTCGTTTTCATACATCCTGTAAGGTACGCGGGCGTTATCAGCGTATGCGGCCACTTCGCGAGCGAACCCGCCTTTGCCAATGATCTGTAGTTTTATAGCTTGAAACTCTATTGCCATAGTTTGAATTTTGAAAGATCCGGGTACGGCAAACACAGGTCATCGTTATGCCTCGGCGTTCCATCCTGGTTGTAGAACTGTATCATCATTTGCAATCCACGGGCGGCTATCTCCGGCATTAAATACATGTTCCAGCCGACCACGGGATTGTCGTCAAAGTTATCATCATGGTACGAGCATTCCGAACGTCCGCTGAACCGGGCTTTCTTAAACCACTTGTACGCCTGTTCGTCGTCCGTAAGGATCGCGCCCCCTTTGCCCAGTTTCAAATGTTTGTAAGGGCCAGTGAATGAAATGCACATGTGCGTAGCTGGCTGATACATGTTGCAAGTAAACCGCAAGGCCGAATCCAAAACTTTTGTAGGGCTTAATTGATAGGAGCCTGTTATTGTTCCTTTAGGATTATCTATGCCCTGAAGTGCATTATAGAAATCATTATCCATAAACCCAACTATGCCGCCTGCATGTATTATTTCACATGCAACGGAAGGGTATGTATGTTTAGGAATTATAATCTCTGGCTTACAGACTAACCCCTCTGTGGTATCGTGCTTATGATAATCCTGTACCTGCAATTCATAATACAACGCCAGGAACAACGCATTGCTGCAGTTGTCAACACAGACGCAATAAGCGCTACCGGTATATTCGCATAGTGCTTTTTCGAACTCAGCGGTTATCGTGTGTGGGTTCATCATTGGGCTTTACAGGATAATGTTGTGCTATTCTCATTTGAGTTCTTTTAAAATGTCTTGCGACGTAAGGCCATTGAAGTGAAGGATGGCCGGTATCCTATTCGTGATCTTGTTCTTTAACACAGAGCCGGGAATATCTTTATCCATACAAACGACTACGCAAAACTCACTCGGATCAGCAAACGCCATCGTCTGGAATATCTCACACTTGGTATCCAGCTTAATCGGAAAGCCATCTTTCTCCGCTGCCAGGTAAGCTATCATCTGCTCATGCTGACCATTCGCATCGTTCGGCAACTTATCCAATCCGTACCGCTCAAAGAACTCGATGATCAGTTTTAGCGGGCCGCCATAGCCGCCACCGTTTAAATACTTCCACTTTGATTTGGTCGGCTTGTACTGTTTAGCTAACTCTGTTTGAGGATAACAGGCTTTTTCTGTGCTGTACAGGATGTGATCAGTCGGTACATCGAACCGGCGTTGACAGAATGTATCGGCCCCATCCGTGTAAGCAAATAGTTCATGGCCGGTCACTGCTCGTTTATAACAGGCCAGCATATCACGCAGTACCTGGCCGTTGCCAGTGAAAGGGGCGCTATTGATGGCAAGCTCGTACCCATGGCGCTCGAATGAATCTACAGTTTGTTTGGTCCGTTCGTTGGGGGAATAGATGTTGGTGATGATGATCATTGAAAATTTTTTATATCCGAGTGCTTATACTGCCAAATAAAACCAAATGCTGATCCTCTCTTTCCACGGCATACGGCACTTACCAGCGTACCGTCTCTGGTTTTTTTGCCCATAGAATGCATTGCATTTTTAATCGAATCCCATTCGCGAATAAATTCACCGTTTTTGGTAAATTGAATAATTGGCGCAAAGTTTCTATTCCTTATTGTTTCGAACGGTTCTCCTTTAAATCTCCAGGCAAAACCTCCAGCCGTTTTGCACTCTGGCCTCCTGACACATATGCTTGAAATGTTACTAATCTCCAAACCAGTTCTTCTAGCTGCTTCAGAAATAGATGGATATTCAGCAATCACCTGTCCAGTTAATGAATATTGAACAACGGCTTTTTGCTTAGCCTTTAATAGCTTATCCATTAATTCCTTTGGCCTCTTTCTCCCATACATAGGATTGTCTTTCCCGTGTAATCCTTTGCCGTAGTTTGGATTCTTGTCTCCTGATATACGGCCAACTGCCTTTGCTTTCATTATCTTGCGGGCTTCGTCCGTATGCTTATAACCCTTGCTCCCTTCACCCCCTTCGGTAAGATTCAATAATTCAACGCCGCAATCATGGTATTGCCTAATATAAAGCCTTTCATAATCGTTCATTACAGACTGTAATACATCGGCAGGCAATGTATGAATCATTTCGAAACTGTGGTTACCTACGCCATGCTTCTTTAATGAATTATACAACTTGCCACCAATCGATACCCTGTCCATACGCTTATAAGTCCCGAATCTTGCGCGACTGTCGAACGTCTGCCCGATATAGACCTTACCGGTTGGACTTGTTATTTTGTATATGCCTATCATTCGAATGGGTGCCAATGAGGTTGTTTAAAATCGTACATATCTCTAACGTATTGGATCACCTGTTGAGTATGTTCTCCGCTATGCTTTTCTTTCCAGCTTTGATACGGCGTGTCACCTGGATCGATATGATCAATGTTTATATGCGGAAGGAAGCATGAGTAAAATCCGGCTATATGGCATTTATGCGAATAGATAACATCGTCATAGCCGTATTTCCCAAATTGGAATAGACCGCCGCATTTGTCCAGCAACGCCGCACTATGCATCACACAGCTTCCTATCGTATGCTTTACCTTCTCGACCACCTGCCATGGTTCACCGGGGGTATGCGGTAGCATATGCAGTTCACTTTTCCAGTCGGCTTCCGGATGGCCCGGCCACTCCCAACAGTCCTTACGCTTCAGTCCTACCTGACCGATGTTCGGATCTCGCCTTATCGCTTCTTCCATTTCATCTACCCAGCCGGCAGAGTTGATGATAATATCGTTGTCCATCTTAATGCAGTGCTCCCCGGGCCGTCGCAGCTTCCAGGCCTGGTTAATCGCCCTCGCCGTCCCGACATTCTCGGGCATATCAATGATGCTGATGTTCGGATGCATGCCAGTTGCGTATTCGGTATCGATGATATAATTGAGTAACCATTTATAAACTTCTCGTGTGGCCTTGCAACTATTATTATCAACTACGATCAGCCTATGTTTAACCAGGTCAACGGTATCGATAATACATTCCAGAGTTTGCCGGGTCAGTTCGGTTCGTAAATTTTCGTCGGTATCGAATACTGCGACGGCAATCATTGCGCACATATTATTCGCTGTTTTTATTTGATGGAAAATTAGCTTGTACTGTCACCGACTGCTGCGCTAACCATTCATCATAATGGCGATAGAGCTTTACAAGCATCTCGACAAGGCACGGGGGGCACCAGAGATCAGCGGAATATCCCGGTTGAAACTCTTCCCTCATGACCCGCTGCATCCCTTCACGCTCATTCGCATTCAACCCCCTTACGTAAAAAGCCTTTACGTAAGTGTCGTAATGATGTCTATTATCATCGAGGAACTTTTTGTTTTCTGGCTTCATCTGAATAACCTATTTATTCTATAGACCAATGTCTGCCAGGATGATCTATATGTAACCTTCCAATTCGCCACCAACTCAACCTCGTTAGCTGGTAACCCCATCCCTATTGAATAGCCGTTCATAAAATCCCTCCACGCAAAGCCGGTTGACCCGTTATGGTTAAGCTGCCAAATGTTTGTTGGTTTAAACCAAATCCTTTTTACTTTCATACTCAAATATTTGCTTCCTCATGTTATTAATCTTGTTGAAATTGTAGTGCTCGGCACAGTACTCCGCCAACTGCTGCCCCGCTTCTTTCTGTCGCTTCCTGCTTTCCGCCAGACGCTTAATGTATTTTACCCAGTCGCCGGCATGCTTTGCATACAACACAGGCATATCGAGGTAAGGATGAACCTCAGAACAGATCACCGGCACCCCCAGGTTGGCCGCTTCCAGTATTTTGAGTGGCGATTTACATCTATTGAACTTGGAATTGATCAACGGCACAAGGCAGATGTCGGCATGCGCATATGCCGCGTAATACTCCGTAACCTTCGTAGCGCCAATCAGCTTATATTGATGTTTCAGGTTCGCCGTGTAGTCATGGGCCATCTCGTGCCACTCTGCATTATCTTCAGCGTATCCCGCCATAATCATTTTGATCTTACCGGCTATCGGCCCCAGTTTATCGAGCGGTGTTTTCAATAGGGCAATATCAGCCTTGTGTGTATCGCTTCCTTGCCAGAACAACCGGGTGAGATAATAAGGCTCTCGCTCAATATCGAACTGTCCAGCCTTTGGTATCGCGTTGGGGCATACGTGAACGTTCGGGTTATGTACGGCTACTTCTTCGGCAAGGCGGGAATGGGTGACCAGGATAACGTCGGCATCTTTGATCTGCTGTATTTGTTTACCCGCAAACCCGATAGCCTGGTAGTGCTGATATAATACGTGATGCTCGTCGAGCTGCCAAAAATCGTCGAGATCAACACATATCTTGAAGTCGTATTTATTCCGTAACTCCTTAATAATGGGCAAGGCATGATCAGGCAGGATGCGGTTGTACATGAACAGATCGCAACCCTTTTCGAAATCCTCGACCGTCAGGTTGTTGGTGACATAAACATCAATGTCCTTCATTAACATGAGTGGCATGATGATGCGGTGATATGATGGCCCGCTGTTGCCGTTGACATAAGCGATTATGCGCATAGGCTAATAGTTTGCGAACTCTCCATGAAGTTCGATTGCAGCTTTTTTATATGCTTGGTGTGCCTGTTCGGGCGAATTGTAATATCCCAAATAAATTCGCTTCCCATTATGCCTGATTGATGCGAACCATTTCTTATCCCTCTTATGAAATGCTGCGCCTTTTAATCCTGTCTTACTATGTTTTGTTGCGCTTACATTGTATTGGTTCTCGCTTGGGGTTGCTAGTCGCAGGTTTTCTATTTTATTATTATCCTTTACTTCGTCAATGTGATCAATTTCATAACCTTTGGGAATGTCGCCATAATGAAACATCCATATTACACGATGCTCCATATGATATTTTTTGTAAAGCGTAAGCACTCTGTACCCGGACTCCCTCAATGTACCCACCCTATCCCCAATGCGGATGCAGGGCGCAGTCTTTTTCTTCCAAAACAGCTTACCATCATAGTATTCAAAAACATCATTTAGCATTTCTTTTGTCATATACTATTTTTAAAGCCAGCGCATACGCACTTCAGAATAGAGAGCCGCGAATGTCATTCCAATTGGCATATATGCGATGCCCCAAAAACCAATAGACCAGCAGCCAAGTATCAATGAAAACCAACCGCAAAGGCAGGTTACGCAATTGAAGGGTTTAACCACACCCCACTTTAACACGTACACCCAAACGAATGCGCATGAGAATGCAAGAATTATTATCTCGATGCTGTTTAGGTGGATAGCCGGTAGATTAACGTATTTGAATAACATCACGATGCCGACTATAACAGCCAGCATGATGATCCATTGTACAATTGCACCTAATATCTTCATCGTAAAACCTTTTCTTTTATTATCTCAATTGATTTCTTAACGGTCTTGTATGCGCTGCTGTAGGGTATCATCGTATCCTTTTCGATCGCCCGGTAGTTGCCATGCTTCATGTATAATCGAATGATACCCTTGTTGTACCAGTACAGGTTATCCACTTCCTTCAACGCCTTGTCCTCTATTTCTTCCCTGGTCAATCGCTCCTCGAAGTCTTGATCTTCGCCCGCCGTGAACCTGTCCACCAATTCGGCTACCTGCTGCCGGTATCGCTTATAAAATAAACTGGTCTTTGACTGGATTAGGTTAAGTATTATCCGCACCGTGTAGAACTTCAAGCCGTTAGGGCCTGACTCATGTATGCTCACCAGCTTCCTTTCATCCGTCTCCAATAGTATCAATACTACCTCTGCCCGCAGGTCATCACGCAGATGCTCAGGCTCCATCTTAGCAATGCAATCGTTGAACTCCTTGCTATTATATAACTCGGTAACGATTTCATTTCTGGTCGCCACACTATTTATTCAGGTTTAATGTGATATCGAATTTGGTTTCGATAGGTCCGCCGTCGGGGCCTGAAAGTTCGTGCCGTTCTTTTACCTTGCCATAGGCGCGCTCTAAAAGAACTTCGGCAGCTCTAACATCGCCTTTAGTTGCCTTAGCTCTTAGGGCCATTAGAATAACTTGGGCTGCGGTTTTGCCATCCTTTTCCTCACCCAATACTTCAGCGAGCAATTCATCTATAGCAGGAATTTTTTTTGGCCTCCCTTTCGGGTTTCCTGATTGGCCTGGCTTAAATCGCGTGTGTTTTGGCGGCTTGTTTTTTCCTGTTTCTTCCCTGCTTTTCATAATCTGATTTCTATTATTATATTACCTTGAATTATTCAATGCCAAATAATCCATATCTATCTCATTATTAGATAGATATAAGCCTTCTGGCCTGAACTCTAAAAGGTCTTTTTTTATATAAAATTTTTTATTATACTTTCTCATTATTGCAACTGAATCAACCAGGAACTTGGGCCAATCGAATTTTTCTTCATGCTTTTTAAAGTGATTTAACTTACCGATTTTATAAGCATCGACGTACGAATTGGTAATTTCCATGATTTCTAAAGACTGATCGGGGAATATTACCGGCTCCATACTCGCCCAGGTCCTGATACCGTTTTCGTGCAATACTTTTAATGCCTCAAATCGTTCTTCAGGTATTGCCGCGCCTTTCTCCCACTTAATGGAATCTTTTAAGCTACTGAATGTTAAAGATGCGCCAACTTGGATATTATCACCGAATGCTTTGATTATATCGATGTCCTCAAGAATTCGCAATCCCCCTTTTGACAAAATCGATACTGGTATATTGTGATCAAGTAATATCTGCAATACCCTACCGGTAAGTTTTGTCTTGTGGTTGAAAGAACTGTACGGATCAGTAAGGAATGACAGGAAAACCTGCTTGTCTGAATTTCTGTATTTCCTGGCTGATGCGGTTACCTCTTTAATCAACGCGCTTTCTTCTTTAATATAAACATCCGAATGCACATACCCGGCATTAAACCGTTTCATCATCTTTGGTACATAACAATAGACACACCCATGATCACATCCTTTTATGTAATTAAGAGCTAATGGGGAGTACTCTCTTGCTGCGCCTTTCGGCTCGTAAATTGCTGACATAATAATATTGTTTTAGTCATCCAATTTACTGACTTCCAGCGACTTGTGCAAATAATTATCCCCATTTCTTTTTATCTCGGTTTCTGGATATTTCTTTAAGAAACGATCGACAATAGCATAACAATACTTAGGCTCCAATTCTTGCATGTAACACCTTCTATTAAGTTGTTCGCACGCCATCATAGTACTACCCGAGTGACCAAATAGATCAAGGACAATGTTTCCTGTATCCGTGTAATGCTGAATGAACGTTGCTGGTAATTCGATTTTTTTAGCCATAGGCATCTCTTTTCTACCAGCCCTGTCTGTAGCAACCTGAATGAGCGTAGAAAAGCCGTCATTCAGGTTATTGATTTTACGGGTACCGAATTTTACTATAAGGGTATGCCGCTGCATTGACCTGGTATTGGAAATAAGGTTTGGAATTCTGAAATCATGCACGTAGAAATGGCTGAACCTCTCATAATCGTTTGCGGCCAACCGGACTGCTTGCTTGTCTCCACAAATCCAAAAACCAAAACCTTTTGAATGAATAATCGAATTTGAGTATGCTTGCCTTAATAGCTCCCATGACATAGAGAAATCCGGATCAGTAAACACCATATCCGCAATCGCTCCATCCATTAACTTCTCCGTCTGGTCGGCATCCGTACTGTCTCCGCATAATAGTCGATGATTGCCTATCTGGAATAAATCACCAAGTGCAATATCCGTGACAATACTGTCGGCGAAATCATACTCATCTTCCTCGATCTCTTCTTTTGCGGGTTCAAAATCTGGGAGGTCCAGCCCCCAACTTTCAAGCTGGTTTGCTTCCCAGTCATCTGTAAGCGTTTCCCAATCCCATTCCCCGTAGCCGATGTTATCTTTAATTATAAATTCTCTTTTTTGATCTTCTGTTAATTCGTCTGCCTTCTTTACCCACGCATCGGGGATTTCGTCATAGCCAATTTCTTCAAGTGCTTTCAGGCGCATATTACCGCCTAATGTTGTGTTGTTTTCATCAATAACCATTGGCCGTAATTCCAACATCTTCGGAAAATCCTTTATAGATTGAACTAGTTTTTTAAACTTTTCATCTTTAATCACCCGTGGGTTCCTTGGGTTTGGCTTTATTTCCGATAGTTTTATAGGCATAAAAAAACCGCAACCGATTGATTGCGGAATAAAGTTATGTCTATGTTTCGTTTAGTGGCTCCTATCTTTAGATAGTTTCACGTGGAGCGAGGGTGTCCAGTAGTGCCAGTTGTACCCGGTTCTTGCAATTGTACTTTCGCAATAGGCGGTGAATGCGATCTTTAACAGCGACTTCCGAAATATGGATCTCATCTGCAATTTCCTTATTTGCCTTGCCTTCTCGTATCAACTCGATTATATATTTCTCATCAGTTTGGTTTCTCATCAGTTTTGGTTTTATTTTAATTTCTCCCACATCTTCCTCCACCCCTCTTTAGTGATTACCGCATAGCCGTTGATGTTTCATCCAACCATTCGTGCTGAAGTACAATATCGCATTTAAACAGGTCAGCCAATTGATTTGCGGTCATATATCTTACCATGTAATTGCCGCCTATGGTCTGCCATTTAACAATAAATAACCTGGGTGGCGTGGTAGCTACAGGCAGCCGGCTTGACGCCTGCACCCATTCCGCACCTTGTTGTTTAATTGATGGTACATACATTTCACGCACATTACAATGGCTTTCCCCATCATGTGAGGTGTAGCTTCCTACTGCCCTCTGGTCATTTTCTGCGCATGGAGTAAAGACAAGTTCGTACGGGTATTTCTTTTCCATTATTTATTGGTTAATTATTACTTGATACATTTGCATCCGTATTACTACTGCCCATTCTGGCACTTCGAAAACGTCAGACAGCTCCTTTATTCTTTTTTCTTCAATAAGGCTTAATCTTTTTTCAACCTCAACTTTAAATATTTCAAATGGCATAAGTAAAGCACAGGCAAAAGCATTAGCCTCTTCCTCCTGCTTCAATTCTTTTTTGCTGTACCACTTGTTCATACTCATTCTCCATCTTTTAACTGGTTAGTGGTTTTTTGTAGCCTATCAATTTCGGCTGCTATTAAAGCCCCGGCCTTTACTAACTCCCTAACCCTATCATCCGATGGCTTCCATGCTCTGGAATCCCAGGGGAACAAGTGAGTCCTCTTGAACCCTTTCACTTTATTTGCTTCAGGCGGGCACGCATATGCTGCTGCCGCAAAAGCCAATTGCCCATAATCATTTTGTTCTTTATCATGTGTTGCCGTGTACCCTTCTTCGTCTATCTGGCGCTTTCTTTCTTCGGCAATTAATTCGATTCCTGTTTTCATTTTCTATCTTTTAAAAAATCATTAATAGTTTTTTCTTCATCGTACTCTCGGCTACCTGATTTGTAGCCGACCATAAATCCAATGCAATAAATAATAGCTAACATCAGTAATTGCTATCGCAGCCATGAATCCCTGCATAAAATGCTGATTTTGCTTTTGATACTCAACGGTATTTTTTTTCCTTTTGCCGGTTTTCGCATAATCATTAGCGAGTTTTTCGCCGTACTTAATTATATTTTCAAGTTCTTTCATAAAATCAGGTTTAAAGTTGCCCCAGACTGGAAAGCCGGGGCGTTACATTATGATCTAGTTTTCCAACTTATTTCATAACTACCTCCTTTTTTAAGATCATGCGAATATTTTTTAGACCGGTACATAACTGATTTCTTATTGATGAATCACTTAATCCCAATAGTTTCGAAATCTTACGGGGCTCGATACCTTCGATATATTTCATCCTGATAAGTCTTTTTTGCTGTGCAGGTAACCGGTCTATGATCTTTTCAATGTCTTTAAAATAAATCCTTTCTTCTACACGATCCTCATGCGTGCCTTCATAATCGGTTAATGAATATTTATCAACCATGTATGATCGATGCCTTATGAAATCTACGCAGGCGTTACGTGTGATTGTCTTTATGTAAGTTAAGATTGATTCCATTCGAATCGATCCGTGTTGTTTCCATAGTTTTAAAAATACGGCGTTAGTTATATCTTCTGCATCCTGGTAATGATGCAACCTGCTTCTACAGTAATTGAACACCGCCTGCCTGTATTGTTGAACAGTTAAAATGAATTCATCTGGGCTCATGTGATAAGGTTTAAGTGTGATTTAATTTTATTTCATCAGTGCGAACAATTTATTTAGTGCATACCTTTTAATCGACCTTATTGTTGCCGCTGGCTTGTGTAACAAATGCCCGATCTCGATACAGGTTTTCTCTTGCATGTAGTACAGATCAATTACCTGCTTTGATTCGGATGGTAGCTTTTCCATAGCAGCGGTTAATAATTTCAGCACATTGGCTTCCAGCATTTCATATGGGATATCTTCCGGTAGTGGTATTCTGTTGATCGTTGCGTGTCGTTCCAGCGATCTCAAATGATCAATACAGCTATTTTTCACAGCGACATAAAGCATGTGCCGGACATTCTTATCATCACAACTGCGATCAGTGAACTTTATAAAAGAATCGATAACTACATCCTCTGCGGCCTGCCTGTCGTGAATAAACTTTAAGGCATAATACACAAGCTCCTGGTGATATAGTAGGTATAACTCTTTCACTGATCTTCTTTTTTTACGGACCTTAAACATCCCCAAACTTTCACCGGCAACTTAATCACCCTCCTACGGCTATCCAGATGACCGGTACACCAGCCGTTTTGTTGGATGCAGAAACCATCAATCGAGTGACAGAAGGCCGGGGTTTTGGACGTAATGAGTAATGTGGAACGCAGGGTGTCAATGTTGGACTGCATCTTAATATCCAGCCTCAGCGTATCAGGGGCGCCGTTGTTGCCCCGGAATATCTTGTGGGTTGGCTGCGCTATCCCATCGAGGGAGCCGCTGAATATCCAGATGAGAAATAGTTTTTTCATTGTTTTTATTTTAAAATGGTAAATCTTCTGGTTGATAATCTAATGCAGGCTGAGATGGCGGTGGCTGATATTTAGTTTTTCTCATAAAAGGGATTGCCTTCCGGCCATACCTGATGATATGAGCAATATTGTTCGGCCAATTTCGGGGGCGCAACCACCAATACCTGGAACATCGCCAACCGCGACCAATGGATTTATACCAGCGCTTCCAATATCCTTTCCAGTCGTATAACAGAAAAAGAATAGTCCGCGCATTCTTGCCGAATTTAGTCCGCTTGTGGTCGATATAACCCTGGATTACTTCCGGACCTAAATTTAACCTGAGGTCTTCGGGCATATAATCACTCTGTATGTAAGGGTTTTTAGACTGCAATTTTCGTTCGATTGGCTTATGGAAAATACACCGTCCGAATCGGATGCGCTGCAGCAATACCCAAGCAGGAGATTTATACCAACCTCCCCAACAGTGATAACAGTCGGCGGTATTATAATAATGTCCATAACCATATCTATAATGAAAGCCTTTACCACCGCAGGAACGGCATTTTTTACCCTCAATAAATTGCACATCATGCCCAACTACTTTACCGTACTTGGTAAGGATCCTGTTCTTTATTCGGTAGAATTCTTCCGATCGATATTCCCGGTTTGCGTGGTGAAGCAGGTATGCAAGAATGAGTTTGATCATTGTTCTTGTTTTGTTTAAAAATAGGCCCCAGAATTCCCATACCGGGGCCTCCAAGCGCATAGATTAGATTAAAATATTAACTCATGGCTTAACCTCCTTTTTTAAATATTCATGTTTAAGTACTTATTAATAATTTCCTCCCTGCTTATATTGCTGTATTGTGTAACTTTCTTTATCGGCTCACCTTCAGGTATAGTACTCTTTGCCTCTTGTCTATATTTTTTATAGCCTTTTCGGAAGCAATAGCCCCGAACGGTGTGAACCGATATTTTTAACTCATCGGCAATCTGCTTATGTGTTTTATTAAGATAATTTTCTTTGATGAATTCTTTATGTTCATCGGATATGGTTAGTTTCTTTTTCATTTATTATTCTTTATAATGTTCAAGTAATTCTTTCTTAACCTCGTTCGCCCGCTTCATACTTTTGATATCTTCTTTCTGCTTGTAATCAATCGCCATCCATACGCCCAGGTAAAATTTTGAAACAATTAAATAATAGTTCCAGCCGTCAGGGCATTTACTTCGGGTGATTTCAACCATTACTTTTTCTTCCATAAACTGTTATTTTGATTTTTCATAATGCTTTGTTCGTTCTCAATGATCTGCAGCAAAAACTTTTCGTATTCTTCCGGATCCACATCGGCCGGCTGGATCCTGGCCGGCATGATAAAACAGAATGTATGCGGGCTATAGATAACCAGCCCCACCTCTGCCTTACACTTTTCAATGATCTGGGCCCAAAGGCGTTCCTTTTCTTCGATTCCTACAAGGCAATAGGGCTCGTGGTAATCGGCACGATCAAATTCCCAGGTACGGTACAACTGGCCGTGTATGTATAGCTCTACAAGCATTAGTATCCGTATACAAGCATGGCGGCATCCCGGGCATGTTCAGAAGTGGAGCCGTTATACTTTGTTAATTTTTTAAAGTAATCAGCAGCCACCTTTGTCTTGTTGTTTTTCGGCGCCACCATTTCAAATGGAACATTTAACCACTGCAGATAATCTTCCCAAATAATAGCATCTCGTTTTACACTGCCAGCCCCCTCTCGCTTACCGCGTTCTGCTTTTTCATCCTTTTGCCAGGGTATCCAGGTCCGCTTTCGCGCATCTTCGACCCGAACAAACACATCACCGGGATTGGATTGATGCCAAAACTTTACGCCTTCCATAGCCTCGTGTATCCTAACAGTAGCAATGTGGCGTATGCATTTATCTTCCCGGTTCCATACGCACATGCCGGTGTTTACCCCGCAATCGATGCCTATGAGGTAGTTGTAGTTAGTGAGCGGTATGGGGCGGGTGGTGGTTTTCATAATGTTTCAAGATTTACTGATGCCGGCCTACACTGAATCGCAACTGCTATCAACCATTTTGCTAATTCAATCGGCGTCTGCTCACGTTCTGCTCTTGTGATTTCTTTCTTAACACCTGGTCGCCGTCCAAACTTGTTTTTTTTATTTACGTTTACGCAATGCGTAACCGCATCAAACCGCATTGGAATTGGTGGCAAATCGCCTTGACAGCAACCGCAGATGTACAAAAGCGTTCGTTTCTGCGCCTTGTGCCAGAACCAGAATTGATCTATGCAAATACTAAAGCCGCCGTATTCATCGTATAGCCCAGGCATTGGTAAGTTTAATTCAGGCCATAACCGGCTTGCTGCCGGGTGTTCCAATACGCCGCCCCACTGCCTGATCCATTCAATTGATTTTATAGCCAATTCTTTTTCCCCTGGTCTTGGATTGGCAGACCATGAGAACTTACCCCATGCCCTACAAGGAGGGTGTGCAATGATAGGATTACCCCCAGGCCATTGTATTGCATCACGTTCAATGTCCCAGCAATCAATCCCAAGCGTTTTATAAACGCTATCGCTGCGAACGAACAAGACTGATATAGTTGGATCTATTTTCAAAATGTAAAAAACTTTTTACCGTACTCTTTTTCTTCCGCCTTCAATCGTTCTTCCTTCGCTTTCTCACAGGCCTTGCACTTGCTTTGCCGCCCGTCGTACGATTCGGATGATCTCCTGAATTCGCTCAATGGCTTTTTGATCTTGCAGGTTGTGCAGGTGCGGGTTTGGGTCATGTTAGAAGGGTTGATCGTCGTTTGTGAATAACTCTTCTTTTTCCGGAGGCAATTGCTTCCAACTACCATTTCCTAATTCAATGGGAACTATCGGGTGTTCAGCTTTCATCCGGTCGGATTCTTTATGCATCGGCTGGCATTCCATAAAAACATACTGCCGTGTAAAAACATCATATCGATATGAGATATATCCTTTCTGACCCAGCCAGCTTTGTTTTACTTTTTGAATATAAACGGTCACAATGCCAGTAGCGAAATCAATGTAAACTGTAAGGCCATTATGAGTTTTATTGAAGAAATGCGCTGAACCGGAAATGTTGTACAGGTTTGGAATTTCAAACTTGCCGCTTTTATCTTTACCGATTTTAGTAGTATGAGCGATCACAAAAACATGCACATCTCTTTTCCTGGCCCATTTAATAATCTTCGTATAAACAACACTCACGTATTCGGTGCCTTCAATACCGGTATTATTTTCGATCCAGTTCCAGGGATTAAGCCTTAGCCCGCGAATGCCGTGTTTTAAAACTAGCCTGTCAGCAATTGCAAGTAGCGAATCAATATCCGTTTCGATTTCCTCCGTTTTATAAAAAAAGAAATAGTGACCAATGAGCGTTATTGCTTCTTCAAATTCTTCAAATGATATTCGCTGATAGCTATCCTTTCTAAAATCAAATGATTTGCCAACTATTTTTTCCGCAAGTTTTGTTACTGTTTGCTCTGGCTCTTCCTCAAATCCAGCATCCGCCCATTTCCACTCGCAGTTAACAGCCAGTTTCGCCATTGCCCAATTCGTATATTCATCCTTTCCATGGCCAGGTATACCTGTTATTGTTGTGACTTGCCTGGGGGCGAATGTTAACATTTGATCCAGTCCTGGTATTCCGGCTTTTGACCCTTTCGGGTAACCGTGTTCGTACCAACTCCTGATAGTATCGTACATTTCATCCATAGTTACTATCCCCTCCAATGGCCATTCTTTTGCTTTTTCAATCATTTCTTTCACAGCATCCTTGCCGTGAATTAAGAGCACTTCGTTCGAATCTTTACAGCCGTCTGGGTACTGAATCATAAAACATCTTTCCTTACCTAATCGCCGGGCAAGCTCCTCGCGTAATGCCAGCCCTGGTTCATCATAATCAACTGCGAGAATGATTTTTGTTTTCCCTTCAAACTCCTGCCAACAGTTATCCAAGTACTCGAGTTTCATGCTTCCCCGGCTTGCTCCATTAGGAACACTCACTGAGTTGTAGATTCCGCATTCATGCATTGTCAAACAGTCGATCTCGCCTTCAACGATAATAGCCGTTTCTTCGTCCCTTATCGCGTCCAGGTTGTAGAATATCATCTCAGCATCTTTAGCCATTTTAAAAGCCTTCTTCGGGCCTCTGAACTTGATGTTAACGAGTTGTTCCTCCCGGAAATAATTAAAGCAAATTACCCGGACATCTTTTTCAAATTGCGGCATCCATTCCATTGACTCCGTAACCTTAAATCGAAGCAGTGTATTGTTGCTGATCATGCGGTCCTTCTCAAAAAATGCCATCCCCTTTTCTGTGAGCTTTTCCAGCCTTGGCTGTGGTTTGACAAACTCTTTTTTAGGCCGATTCCTTTCGATTGCGTAACCTCTATACTCGCAGTTGTGACAATTGAAAGCGCCGGTTTGCGTGTCCACGCTGAGTGATCTATTTTTTTTGTGCTTCCGTTCGTTGTGACATTTAGGGCAGTAAGCCTTTCCGCCTGAAACCTTTTGTGGGTCTATGCCGTATTTTTCCCAATTGAATTTCATCAACATACCATACCTCCCGCTTCAGTTGCATATTCAGTAAAACGCTTTGCGCCCCAATTGTGAAAATGTTTTCGCCATTCGATATAATTCGGATGACTTTTGCCTTCGGCTAAAAGCATGATTTCAAAGTCACTGATCATTTTTTTGATCTCGTGATCGCTCAGTCGCCAATTCATGAGCAAGGGAACAGAAAATGCCTTATCGTTTAAAAATGTTTCTTCGTGGGCGTGTTCTACTTCCTCTTCTACTTCTACTTCTAATTCAACTTCAGGCGGCGGGTGGCCGCCATTAGCGGCGGGTGGCGGCGGGTCTATTTCGTTCAAAAATTCGGGCGGACAGTCAGGGAAGCGTTTCTTTTTATTCCGTAAACGCTGTCCGAAGTTGTGTATTCGCAGGAACGTTTTGCCAGCATTCTTATAGACAACGATCAAACCGGCCTTCAGGAGCTCGTCCATCCAACGGGATATGTCGGCATCACGAACGGTGTCAATTCGTAGCGGATAACAATTCGATTTAATCAACTTTACATTACCATAGAAACTTCCATAATCATCAGCCTTCATCATTAACCTGTAAAACAATACCTCCGCATGTGCAGACAGTTTATCAACGTTTTCGCTATCAGTACAATCGCGGAGCATCCTATTCGCCATCTGTAATTTTTATGGGTTATTGGATTTTCGGTTTTCTTTTTTCATTCGTTCTATCGAATCATGGCAAGGGCCACAAACAGAAACCAGATCGAAGCACGGTTCGCTGCCAAATAGATCAACGAATTCATAGCTTTTGTGATGAACCTGGGTGGCGTAATTATTTAAACAACATTGACATATGTAATTATCCCGCTTCAATACCAAGTCACGCTTATTCTTCCATTCAGGACTTTGCAGGTATTTAGTATATAACCGCATCCATTCATCGCGCCTTGATTCACGCTGTTGGGCATGCTGTTTATTTCTGACTTCATTTATCTTGCTATTAGCAAGGCGGTATTGCTCCCGCATTGTTGCAAATCTCAACTCCCGCAATGGCTCATTTAAAATTGGTAGTGATTCTTTTTGCTCTTTCGTTAAGCCACCCAGGGCGCCTGGCTTAACATTTCCGCAATTATGGCATTGTTCTTTAACTTGAATAGTTCCGGCAGATGTGATCAGTTTTACTTTCTTGTAATCAGAATTATTACAACAGGTGTCATGATCTGTTATTTTACTGTAGTCGAAACAATTCTCACATATTTCAACCTTCATGTGAGGTAATTCCTCAATAGTTAATTTATGGTCACATCTTGGGCATCTCGTGGCATCCGTCTTATTGGACTGCTCCCGTATTCTATTTAAAACATCTCTGGTACTCATTTCTACAACTCCTTTTAGTTAGGTTGTAGGGTCGGATCAAAATAGAAACACGTAATTATTCCTGCTCAAATACCTTCTCCTGATTGCCTGGTCAACGCTAACGGTATCGGTCGCCTCTATGCTGTCAAGCTCTTTAACGATTTCCAGGTAATCCTTTATCGTTGCGTCGGCATTCTCTTTAACCAGGTCGCGTATCAACTTATCTTTCGCTGCAAGGGTCATACTCACGGTATTGGGTCACTTAAAATTATTTCCACACAATTACATAATCGTGGCAGGCTTCAAGTTCTGCGTTCAGAATCTTATCCCCTTCCAGTTCTGTTAACTCCGCCAGTTCTACGGACTCTAACCAGAACTTTGTAGACCCATCAGATGAATCAAGGATGATTTCAATGCGAATTTTTTTAGAATCCTGCCCTTTAAAAATCGGAATGTTCAAAATGAAATCTTCCGGGATATTACTGATAATGGTTTTATCAAAAGAATTAGAACGGTTACCGCGATTATCGGCAGCGTTGTTCTTAAGATCAGCAGTCACTTTAACATCAAGGCACATATATGCCTTCAGTAATGTTTCATATGCTGGCACATCATGAAACCAGCGTTTTGTAAACTTTAATAGTTTTATGAGTTCTTGCTGTGTGAATTTTTTGCCAGTGTTGATAGCAAACTTTTCCAGGTCGGGGTTCGGTTCCATCTTTGCGGTGATTATAGCGCCATTGGGATCTTCCGGATTGAGCGAAAGTGTGATCATCTTTTTTTCTCTGTCAACTTCAACAATGGCGCGATCGGGAATGATTTCCTGCAATCCGGGATTTCCATTATACATTACTCCATCAAAGCCTTTTAATTTCCTTTTCTCAATGAAAGACGTCACAGTTTTAATATCGCCAGTGATCCTGATCTTCTCGGGCAATAATAACGGCAGCGCATCACCTTCCCGGATGGTCAACGTTGTTCCTTCTAACTGTTCAATTTTAACATGTAAATTCTCCATGATGTTATTTAAGGAGTGAATGAATGAGTTTGAAGGGCCGGATTAAAATGTTATTGATCATTAGCAGCGGGCTTCAGAAAGTTGATACGCTGCTGCTGTTCTTCCGGACGTAACCTGCGCGATGAAACGAATTCACCATTAGCATCGTAGGTAATCATTAGCTTATCATCAAAGTCGGGCACAAAGAAAAGCTCACCTTTTACCTCGGCCTGGCCGGTATCGATCTCGTGCATAAGATCGTTATTACGAGCTGCCAGGGGTTCTGTTTGGGCCTTAAAATCACCCTTGATTTCCTTTAATTCTTCATCGAGCTTGAACTTTTTTATTGAGTTGATCGCGAGCTCATGTTGCCGGGTATCAATCTCATCCTGGTTGAGTTGTTTGTAATAAGTTTCGACCGCGCTGTCGTGGTTGTCCTTGAGTACCCTCAGTCTTTCTTCGGGCTTTAGTTCCGGCATAAATGTTTTCGACATGTTATTGATTTTGGTTTTGAATATTGGGTGGTTAAGCGCTCAATGTTTCCCCTTTCACTTCCTCATAATCTTCCACTATACAATTATCACGAAGCAAAATGCAATTCTTATCAGCCACTTTTGTTTTGCCGACCATTTCAACGACAAGCTGAAAGCCTTTACCGGTGAGATATTCTTCAATCTCTTTCTGCTTGTCTTCATCCATGAGGTTAAAGTCCTGGAGGAATACATACTTTAGTTCGGGCTGAGTGGTAGCAATGAGTACCGGTATGATTTTCAAAAGTTCGCCGGTACTGAAATACTCTTGCTTTATTGGCTTGCCATTAAGCAGCAATTCACCGTCTTCGCCTACTGATAGGTTACTAAATGGGAATTTAAAAGACTTGATGTAATCCAGGCGTTCAGCTTCGGTTGCTGCTTGCGCTTCCTTGTTGGTTTTGAGCGCAGTTTCGTAAACGCCTTTCTTTGTTTTCTTTTCGAGGTACTGCTCGTAAAGCATTGCGCTGTTGTTTGTTTCACCGGCGGCAACAATCTGCGTATCGATGGCATCAAGCTCGGCGCGGTCGGGAAGTTCGGGGATGTATGTAGGTTCGGTAGGGTATAGCGGTTCAGAGCTTTTTGTTTCTTCTGGCTTTCCTAACGACTTAATCCAGTCGCTTACTTCGTATCCACCGTAACCCAACCCTTCAAGTTGAGAATATAACTTAGTGGCCTGCTCGATGGTGTTTTCCAGTGCAATCTGCACGTTATTGAAAACAGAGCATTCCTTATCAACCAAATCACAGGCTTCTTCCCATGCCTTCTTAGTCGCCTCATTTGCCTTTTTGTTTTCCAGGTACAAGGTATTCAGCTTATCGGCTATCTCTTTCTTTTGAGCCTGCAATGCGCTTACGTCCACCTTTTCAACTTTCTCCATTTCGGAGAGATCGCCGAACGATCTGTATACCGCATTGATTTCCGTGTATTCTTTTTTCTTTGTAGCAATAGCATCGTCGAACGTTTTCGTGTCGATCCCCAGGGCTTTCGCCTGGTCGCGGGCTGATAGATCGAGAAACCGTTTCGGGCTGATAAGGAAAATATTAAATAATGAATTCAGCCATTCCTGATCGAGTGCACCGTAGCTTTCGGGCGCCTCAATTTGCAATTCACTGCCGGTCTTTGTAATCTTCCGGCTGATCTTAATTTCTGCGTTGTCGTTCTTTTCGTCAACCAAAATGATATGATTCTTTGAGGTGGCGCCATTGTCGCCTATAAACCTGAATCGTTCCGAGATCACCGGGGTAGTGCCGTTTGTTGCTTTTTCGGCTATGCCTTGAAATATCGCCTGTACGCCTGTTAGGCCTAACGTGCTTTTCCCACTTCCGTTCTTCCCTACAAAAAAATTGACATTTGGGTCAAGGCTGACAGTTACTTTCGAATATTCAGCAAAGTTGTTAAGTGATATTTCTTTGATTTTCATGGCTTATAAAGAATTGAATTCGTTTTCTAATTGTTCGAGTTCCTTTTTGTAACCGGCAAGGGAAAGAGCTTTTGCTACATCGAAAGGTATGTGCTTAGCATGTACATAACTGTAATTTTGATTTGGAAAATTGGAACCAATTTCAGCGCTACCTTTAAATGATGTAGCCTTTTCCCAGCGATCAATATTTGTTTTTGTGGCTGCTATTTTTGGCAACAATTCTTCTGCCCTTTTAAATGATTCTCCTGTCATATTTATTTTTTAATGGGGTTAAACAATTAAAGCATTTGCATCCTGTACTACAATAGCGTTTACCTCTTTATCGTGTTCTGCAATCATTACCGGCGGATTTCCCAACACATCAACAAAGATGATTTCACGCAGCATGGCAACGGCCCTTTTCAACCGTTCGTCAAGCTCCTTACAATATGCTGCGTCATAAGGAACAGACAGAACTTTCAGCCGAACTTCACGCGATAATGGCCGTGGATCATAGCTTACAAAGTATCCGTTCTTAAACCCGGTACACATCATATTGAACTGCAGTTGCCCGTAATATAATGGCTTTACATCTTTCAAATCGGCGCCATCTTTCATGCGCCAATACTTAATATGGTGCGTTGATACTTCCGGGCATTTGATTTCAAAGACCGATCGCAATTGTGGCACAATTCCATCAGGCGAACCGCCCGCCCATTGTTTAACTGGTTCGTAGGGGTAAAACTTCGGGCTGTTCTTGCCGTAATACTCAATGCTGATTTTTAAATGTTCAGCAAATGCCGCAGCAGCTTCTGCTTCGTATTGATTCCCCCACTCAATAGCTTTCATTCCGTCCAGGTCGGCAACTGGTAACTGGTTGAATATTTCGGCGGCCCGGCTTTCGATGTAGGTTTCTGCTGTATCAGAGAAGTACTGATCTTTTGCGCGTCCTTTACCAATCAGCTTCCCGATTTCGGAGGCTGAGAATTTTCCCAGCCTTTCCGATTTCCATTCCTTTTCGTTCATTGCTTCAGCGCATTTAAGGCGTTATTCATTTGGCCGGTCCGTTGATCCGTATTAGCCAACTCAGCGTTGGAAATGTCTTCTGATTCATCAGCGGTACCCATGCCCATTAACACATCGGGCGCGTACAGCCGACCGAAGAAAGCGGCTGCCCGGTAACGGAACATTAGTTCCGGCATGGTCTTCCATTTGCTCCCCCCTTTGGTTGTCCAGCCTTCGGCAGTCGCCATTTTCCATGTAACTTTTGGCCCTTCCAGGATCTCACCACTTTGATCTTTCGCCCATGCGGTGCAACCATATTCATCACCCTCGCCGTCCATTTTGAAACGAAGCGGGCTGAAGCGTTTACAACTGTTTAAGGCCGATATAATAAACTGACTACTCCATGATGGTCGACCCTGAATGATGTTTAGATTTTGCATTACCATCAGCGGAGAGGCGCCGATCCGGTTGGCCATTTCCAGCGCGATCATGATGTTGGGAATATTGTTCTGGTATTCTTTTGGCACCAGGCTTGATGTGGTCATCATCTTCGCAACTCGTTGCGAATGCTCGAACACGGCCTTGTCGGCGAATACCGGCATCGCTGGTAGCATGGTTAACGCTTGCTGATCAATCACGGCTGGGACTGTAGCGGGAGGCTGAGCCTCGGCCACAGGCGCAACTGCTTCCGCAGTTGTCGCTGGCGCTTTGTCTTCGAATGGTAGCGTTTGTTTATTTTCCATAACTTTATCCTGTTTATAATGTTGATTGTGTTTTAAAGTAGAGCCGGCGCTAACCGACTCCCTCGCTTTGCTGCTTCGCTCCTTTAACCTTCTGTCGTTCCTTCTTCTGCATCCTGCGTTTCCATCGCAGTGTCCTGCGCCGCTGATTCAGTGGCTGCTACGGTTGCTTCTTCTGTTTTTACGTTCGGATCTATCATATTTAAAGCCCCTCCTGTGGGCTGGTTTAAACTTTCTCGTAAACAATCACTTTCTTTTCAACTTCTTTAACTTCACAAATTGAATTAATATCATATTCCAATCCCATATCCGATGGACTATTATCGCCAGTCATGTAAAAGTCATTAAACCCTATATTCATTCCTTTTATATCCACCACGTTAAACATATCATCATACCATCTATGGCTGCCAATCTTTTCAGAGTAAACCTTTTTAGCCTCCCTTACAATTTCAAATAATGTAAGGTCATCGGTTTGCCAATTTCTAGAAATAGCATACTCTGTTAAATGCTGTTTTATTTTTTCATTCATATACTTAATTATTTGCTTTTTAAAAACCCCGACGGCAGATAAACCGCCGGGGACCCATTAAACCAAATCCTATAAAAATAAACCCGTAGAACTCTTTTAAGAAGGCCCCGGTATACGCCAGGGCCGTTGTTGTGCCTTATCAAGCACAGCTAACATTAAACCTTCCTAGTGGATCGGAGCAGAATTGAACTACTATTGCCCGTATACAAGGCGTCCTACCGTTAGACGACCGACCCGTCAACCGGTCTTTACTTACTATCCCGCAGATCCGGTTAACAGCGAATGAAGAATTATTGACCACACCAACATTAAACCGCCACCCTTAGCTGGTCGGGCGTTAACACTAACCCCGTTGGGGATCGCGCGGCTTTTAGTAGTCAATAAAGAATTTAATTCAAAGAGCTTTTAAAAATCCAGCATGTAGAAACATGCCGGCTGTTGATAGTGGGCCGTTATGAAAAACTTCATTCAATCTCTTTAGCTGCTTCCTCGTACCTCCTATCCAACCGCTCGAACAGTGATGCCATCCATGCCAATATTACCACTACTGCCATTCTGAATATTTTTAGGGTATAGAGTTCATACAGCACAAAGAACGTGATCAGCAACGCTGACGGCGCGGTTAGGGATAACAATATTATTGTTGACGCTTCCATTTAATAATGCTCTTTATAACGTTCAATAAACGGGCGCTCACATTCAAGAAAATCTGACGATCCTGGTATGTCATCCATGTCATGCAGCTTCTTATACTCATTTAAAATCTTTTTGTCTTCGCGAAATAACTTGAAACCATAAGCCATAAATCCTAAAAGGATAGATCCGAAAACTCCTGCGTATAACCATTCCATAGTACGAGATTTAAAGGGTGAAAAACAAGCCGGCCACTGCCATCAATTCCCCGGCGAACCGTCCGACTGAAATTATTTATACATGGGGCCAAATAAAGTTTGCCATGTGCGGGTTGATATTATTCATATTCACCCCATTCGTTTCCTCACCATCAAACTCACAGGCCATCGTCGCCCGGTAGATTTCCCGCCAGTCGGCCCCGTTAACAATCGCATCGATCTGCGGCCCGAACATGTGTATAAGAATATCACTTGCCGGTAATTTCTTTCCGAAGGCATGAACCCAGATGCTTTTTATCTCGGTGACCGTGTTGGTTAACGGGGTATAGTACACGCTGATTTCAAGTATCTGGCCTTTATAGGTGATGGAGTGAGTTAGGAGCATGTTGGTGGGTTTTAATTAGTTGCAGATTCCAGTTCAGCACATTTCTTAATGTCCTCCAACGCTATTTCATTGCTTTCGAAAAATCTCACAGGGCTTACTGCTACAGAACTTGATACCTTATATATTTGCATGGCAGCGAATAGCGTTGAAGTTTGCCGTTCCAGCTTGGCGCCCGCATCCCCTGCTAACTGAACTACCCAACCGGCACGACAATGTGTTGTTTCGCAGGTATGCCATGTGGACATATCGAGGGCATCAGGGCGAGATGTAACGGCATCTAATATCCTATTATGAATGTTTTCAATCTTAGGATAATTACCCATTACATTCTCATACAATGCGGCGGTTTCGTTCTTTTCTTCTTTGCGACCCGATTTGTATTCCAAGCCAGAGCAGCGAGAGCAGTCAGAGCAGCCAGAGCAGCCAGAGCAGCCAGAGCAGTCAGAGCAGTCAGAGCAGCGAGAGCAGTCAGAGCAGCGAGAGCAGCGAGAGCAGTCAGAGCAGCCAGAGCAGACAGAGCAGCGAGAGCAGCGAGAGCAGCGAGAGCAGACAGAGCAGCCAGAGCAGCCAGAGCAGTCATAGCAGCCAGAGCAGCGAGAGCAGTCAGAGCAGTCAGAGCAATTCCAGCAACCTTTATTACTCTCATTATCTTCTATATAATTAGGATATTCATGTGCGAAAGACTGCGACACTCCATTAATATCTTTATCTTCTCTGCTTAAAAATTTCGAATAGGTGGAAAATATCTTTGTCATATTATACAGTTTCAAGATTTGCAGCAGTTTGTCAAATTCCCGCTTGATTTCCAGATCCATTGTCGATCGTTTTATAATGTTCAGCTATCTTGGCAGCAAACTCACGGCATATGGCAATTCCTTTCTCGTCTTTAGGATCTATGAATATATCAGCGCCACACCAATCAGGATCACTATCGAAGTACGCACTTACACCATACCGTTCGATGGGCTTCGTTGCCGCCGCCTCAGCGCTCTTTATTATTTCTTGCATGGTGTCTTTGTACATTCGAATTTCTTTACTTGTTTGCGATACCATATCTCTGCGATGGTCCAGGTGATTGCGATTACTGATCCGATTTCGATAATGAATTCTAACATGGGGTACTTATTAAAGGGTTGTTAAAAGGGTGGGACGGGCTTGTCTGGTTGGGAAACTTTTGCATTATTGCAGGCTACTTAACCGGCGACTTTTCGGAAGCAAGTATTTCATCGTCATCAAGTCCAGTTTCCTCCCTGAGAACAATCAATGCAGATGGGGTTGTAAGGGGGCCGTTCTTTTTATTCTTTTCAACTAAACGGCCTACCCAATACTCCGAGAACCCCAGAGCTATCGCCAGCTTTTGCCTTGTCTGTCTGTCGATCTTCTTGATAGCCTTCTTAGAAAGTTTCATCCTATAATCTGTTTTAGTATATTCGTTGAATCGTTTGTCGAAACAAATGTACTACTTTTTTGAAACCATCAAAACATTATTGAAACTTTTTTGAAACCTATTTTTGAAACATAGTTGCAAATGCTAACAAAGGAGATAATAGATCAGTTTTACAAAGACGTGGAAGCCCTGGGCCTGGAACACCCTGTGGCCGCCCTTCAGGGCGACCGGTACGCTAATAAAAGATTTAAGATCGCAAAGCCGGGATGGAGGGATTTGAAGGAGAGGGGTTGATGGCGGTCAAGAAGTTTGGGAGTGTTGTAAAATGATTTGCAATTATAGTTATTAGTCGTATGTTTGTGGAACAAAAGCAAACAGATGACACTCTCCGATAAAATATTGCAAGCGTTAAAAGAGGCAGACAAATACCCTTCTCAATATTTTACAGCGGAAGATCGCAATGGCGTTACCTGCAAGATAAGGGTGAGCAATCACTCCGCTAATCGGCAAAATAATGGCGACACAAAGACGCTGTCATTTGTTACAGCCACCCAAATGACCCAAGGGGGCAAGAAAATGACAAACGAATGGGTTGTTGATCTTGAAAACGAACTGACTGACACCTTTCAGACAATCGAGGAAGTTCTCGATTGGGAGGATATTGATAATTAATTACTTATGCAAAAACGAAACAAACCAGGCGGCGGCCGGCCGGTTAAAGGCTGGCCCCCGGACAAGATTAAGCTGCTTAAAAAGCTCTACCCGGTTACCGACAACGAAACAGTTGCCACTGTTCTGAAAGTGTCCGTATCGGCCCTACGTAATGCCGCGAACCGGTTCGGGGTGAAGAAACAAGGGTGGACTGAGCAGGATATCCAGATCCTGAAAGACAACTTTCACCTGTCGTATCAAAAGATCGCGGATAAGATCGGGAAAACTAAGTGGCAGGTACGGAATAAGGCAGTGGAGATGAAATTGATCCCGGTCAAGAACTCAGAATAATCTTGCAGATTGTTTTGTTATTATTGCAATGTGTATTATATTTGTTTCACCAAAGGCAATGAAGCTGGCGGGTTAAAAACTTCTAACAATGTCAAAAAAAATCTACACCATCGATACAAACAAGACCATAATCATTCCAAATACAATCGAAGATAGCAAGGGTAACACCTTACAGGTTGAACAAAAGACTTGGGAAAAGGAAGGTAAGAAGCGCGTTTACATTTCAGTAATGTTCGCACGTAGCGGTAAAGTAAATTGCGGTTATGTAGATCTCGTTACCGGTGCAATCGGACTTAAGAGCAGCCCGGCATGGATTGCACAGGAAGTAAAAGCTAATATTGCCTAAGTATAATCTAAAACTTCGAAACATGAAAACACAATGGAACAAATTCACCGGCGAATGGGAGCCAGTATTGCAGGAGTGCTTTACCGGACCAGAAGAATTTATAAATCAGGTAGCCGTGGGGGACCGGCTGCCTATCTCAGACCAAAAGGCGAACGCCCTGAAACGGACTGGCAAGGAAAGCCGTAATCCTGCCCCCGTATCGGGACAGGCATACAGGACGGAGCAGATCAGGTTGGAAGCGGAAGGTAAAAGCTATTTGGCAGATTTGCTGTTTTACCCAACCGGCCTGATCGAGATCCAGCGAGGATCAGACCTCTAGCTTTTCCGCGCCCTGCGCAAATTTAATCGCACCAGGCCGGGCAACCGGCTTAGGAATTAACTAAACCCCGCAAGGGCACAAAACAACTCATATGGGTACAATTATTTTAAATACTCCTGATTATTTTCAAGAGCATTTACCATTTGAAAAATGGAACTACCATTATGAAGCTCGTCGTAATTATGGTACTGCTGAACGTCCAAACTGGCAGACGATAGCGTATGGAAAATCAGAAAAAGAAGTGAAGGACAAATTAACGAACAACTAAAACCGCCACCCGGACGGGAGCCGGGGAAAGTATGAATCTATATAATTTACCAACCTCTGTATGGCAGTTATTCAATGAGGCGCAGCCTGAATACAGGATGGATACTGATACGGAAATGGATAACAAACAGGCTATGCAGGAGTTTCTTTACAAGATCGGCGCAGCCTCGGAAAACATTGTCAGTGATGATGGCACACAGGTTACATTAATGCATGGTCAATTCCCGCACCAGCTTATTATAGACTGCGGTGGATTGGGGGATTGCTATTCACATAAGTTCACTGTCTCCGAAAACTAACTAAACCCGCCCCGGCTACGGTGACCGGCTGAAATATGACTACTGAGGAAAAGCTGTTACGGTTACCCGTTGCCTTCGACTGGGTTGAATATAAGGGTGAGACTGTTTTTGTTGGAGTGAACTTTCACGAAACGGAAAGGGTTGGCAGGCCCATGATTGATATTTTCTATTGCGCAACACAGGCGCTTAATCACAATGTTTTGAAAACCGTTCAATGGGATAAGGCTAAATTCAAGCCTTCGCGATTAGCTTTAACTTGGAAACTTTAAAACCGCCCGCCGCGACGGTAACGGCGTAAAGGGATGAGTAAGTGCAAGTACTGCGATAAAGAACCCGCAGTAGAAAGGACGGACCTAAAATGTAACCCGGTATTGTGCGATGATTGCTATAACGAGTACGAAGACCGTTCCGGCGATTGTTCGCTGGCTTGCTGCATAAGTCATGACTGCGACGGGAGTTGCTGAAAAATCCGCTTCCGGTTTCCCGTAAGTTTCTATTAGCACCCACCACTACCTTTACTGAAACTTTAATCAATGGGCAAAAAATTAACGAAAATGACATGGGATGATGTTCAGAAAGAAATGAGCATCGCAGGTAGCCCACAAAAAATAGCAGACTTTGGACGAAACATTGAAGAGCTGATAACATCTACTTTAGACCCAACAAACCGTGCCGAGCTTACAAACGTAGAGTTCATGCTACAGCGGATGACGGCTGAGGTGAGGTTGTGGCAGAGGATGTATGATAAATCGCATTAAATAAGCCCCCACTTTCGCAGGGGCTCCCCGAACCCATATGTCATGAAAATAAAAACTATTTAACGCTCACCGTCACATCATCTGTCCCTGTGCTTCCCTTATCATCGGTCACCGTCAGACGGAAAATATTCTCACCTTTACTCAGCCCTGTTACCTTCGTAGTCGCCTCGGTAGGGCTTACAGTTACCGCTATTAATCCACCGACTTGCTCCCATTTGTAAGTAAGTTGGCCACCTTCGGGATCTGTACCAGAACCGGTCAATATCGTTGTTATCTCAATATTCTGATCTATCCCTGCATCTGCAACTGGCGCTTTGTTAGGTACCGGATCAGGCGGCTTAACGTCGAGCGGGTAAAGCTGCGACATCGGGATGAACTCGCGTTTAAGGCTGGCAGATGACCATTCCAGCGTACAGCCTGAGCGATCATCGGAGTTGAAGAACTCTAATTTTATGTCGTATAACTTACCAGCTTCTGAGGTAGTCATAGTGCGTTTGATTTCGCCAGGATACCTTTCTTCCCAACTGTCGATTAATAGGATGCCATTTACCCACAACCGGACCCCGCCACCTGATTTACAATAAAAAGTATACGATTCACTATACTGCGGCTGTATCTTCCCTATCCACCTGGCCGCAAAACTCGTAGGTACCTTATAGTGCGGGCCCGGATGCGTGAGGTCGAACAGGTTGATGTTTGGTTCAACTCTCGATAGTAACAATGTCTTGAAATCAGGCGTGAAGTATTCGGCTAATAGACCGGTACCGGTGCCCCAGGCAGAAGGGGCGAATATGGCTATTGCCGTACTGCCGGTCTTTGTAATCTTCCATGCCGCTTGCCCTTCCTGTATGCGAATGAACTCGCCGGACAGTGCCGCCTTACTTACAATTACCTGGCTGTTCGTAATTCCGCAATCTACCACATCGACATTCTTTTTACCCGCCCCAGGATTCTGGTTAAGTATCGCAGCCTTTTTGTAGTTAATGAATTTGCAATTTCGAAACAGTATCGGCGCCGCCCCGGTAAGTGGCCCTTCATTGATGATCACGCAATAGTCGCCGCCATCGGCATCAAATGTCACGCCTTCAAATCGGATCCGATTGGTAGTGGCGCTGGCTGCCCTTATATCCACATAGCCGCCCTTATAGTATCCGCCAACCCGGCAATAATCGTTCTGGTATGCACCATGAAATGTCGGATGTTGACAATTGATCGAGGTAGTATTTCTATTAATATGATGGTGCAAGTTATTTTGCCACACCTGTTCGGTAGACGGGCAATTTACGCCGGTATTGTTTTCGAATATCCAGGTATCTTCTAACTGCTTCGTGTTGTCCGCATCGTCACGAAGTTCCGGCCAGATGTACCCACCGGCACTACGCGGATCTCCGGACGTTCCGATCACTACGTTTCCCCTGCAGATATTCCCATCGCCCGATCCCAGCACGAACCCGCCGGCGCCGAACGTGGGCGCGTCATCTGAGTCCTGGTCCATTGCCCTGGGTACATAGTTTACTTTTACGACCAGGTTATTCTCCAATACAAGATCATGCGTCCGGTGCCCGAAGTCGTACCAGAACGGCGTTTCAATTACATTGTATACTATGTTATTTCGGAAGGTAATTCCATGCGATCCATGCGGAACAAAGCAGTGATTATTACAATCGCGGGCGATACAGCCTTCGACAATACTTCCGCGACTACCTTCATCGCAGTGATGGAAGTGAACGGCGTACCGACCGGTGACGAGTTCTTTCACGCCGTCGCCATCACGGTCTTTGCGGGGACCGAGATAGCGAAAGCCTACATATTTAATAGACTGCGGTTTAGATGACTTTATAAAGATGTGACTTTGCCCCGTTGCCGTCCCTTCGATGTTCATGTTGCTACCGATGGATGCCGCGAAACTTTCCATGGCTGCATAATCAGTGCCGTATTGTTTCCAGTCGTGCTTGATACTGCTTTCCAGGTCGAGTTGCCCGGCGTTCATACACCACAATCCTATATCCGTATCCAGCACTGTATCCCCGCTGCCAACGAATTTATTTTCATCGATGTTTATAAAGCGGATGGTATGTTTAACGTCCGGGTTCGGTTTGCTTATCAGCTTACCGGTAACGATAATATTCTTGGTCGTGGTAATTGTGACGTTCTTCGTTGGATCGAGAGTGAGAGTGCCTTCGACTTCGAGGATCTCGGTGAGGTCGAGATCGGTGGTGAGGGTCTGAGTTGAGATTTTCATGTTATAGTTGTATAGTTTTCAGCCATGTTTTTACATCGAAAGAGGGACATGCTTTGGTAACGCCGGGGAAATCCCGGTGACCGCATATGATAGCATCGGGAAACATTGCATGGTATTTCTTCAATAAAACGATTTGAGTTGCCTTTTGCGCGTCCGTTCGGTTATCAATTGCATTGCCCTTTTTATCCACGCCGCCAATATAGCTTATGTGAATGCTATGTGCGTTGTGGCCCTGTACGCCGTTGCTCACTTCCTCAATTGGGAGTAAATTAACAATTGTACCATCCGGAACTATTATGTGATGATAGCCGGGCGACTTCCATTTCTTTACGTCTTTCCAATATCGCTGAATGCTGGCGACCTGTGCGTTCTGTGGCGTTGCCGTGCAGTGTAGGACGATGTGTGTAATGTTCCTCATATAAATATTTTAACGATTAAACAAATCACCCACACCGCCCCGTACACGAACAGTGGAGCCCGGCCATTATAGCCAAATACCCGGATTTCTTGCCGGTCGAGCCAGGCCTTCGGGGGATTGGCCAGGGAAACGTAATCCCATTTTAAGCCGCGCCTTTTGTTAAGCGCCACATCAAACGACCATTGCCGGTTGCAAAAAGCCGACACGCAAAAAAGGGTAATTACCCAAACGTTCCAGCGGGCAAGCCAGCACAGCACTGCACAAAAAAGGGTATATGTCCCGAAGTTTATGCCGTGGGCAATGGTCTTATTCTTCAATATCCGGTACGCATCAATGCGGGAGTTGATGAGATTGAACCCGGCCAGTGCTGCCTGGGCGAGTAGGTAGGTGATCATGTGTTAGATGCTATCGTGATGAATATATTTATCACTAATCCCACTCCCGCCCAGCCCCAGAAAGGATTTATAAATCCGTTTTCTGCAACTTTTTCTTTTGCGGTGGACAGGCCTACGAAAATTGCAGCGGCCAGCAGCGGCCAAACAGGGGTTAATATCCAGGGCCAAAACTTTCCGTGCTGATCAATGTAATCCAGAAACCAAACGTTCCATAATAGAATTGGAGGTATCAATAATACGATGGCAGAGATTGCCCATTTAATGAATGTGTTCATAAAATATATTTTTGTTATTGAATTTGATACAACTTTTAAGAAATTATTTGTACAACTTTTTAGGAATATTTTATTTCAGCACCGCAGCCGCTCCGGCAACCAGTGCCAGCAATGCCACGATCTTTGTTTTTAATTTCTGCCTTTTCAAATCTTTCATTAGGTCGGTTGTCGTATCGAACAGGCTCGTATAGGCTTTCATCAGCCCATCATATTGCAGTTTCAAATCAGTGTACAATCTTTTTTGTTCTTCCAATGCCCGTATATAATCATCGGTCTGGCTGTGCATAT